TTATTAGCACCAAACACAACAGGATAACCATTATAACCTGACATACCTTCGTAAGCAACATTCTTATTTTCTAAAGAATAAGCATCTTCATCAGAAGTAGACGCAACAGGTTTAGCAGTACCTAGATTCTTAATAGTGTTTCGAGTAGCAGTATCACTATTTGATTTACCAGTAACATCCCAATAATATTCGGGCTTCGGAAGATAACCTGTTGGAAGACCACACCATTTATTAAGTATAGCACGATCAGCAGCATTAGGAACTTCTGGAAGAAGAATAGTTCTATACATGGCAAACTGAGCATAGGTACTACCTGTTTTAGATCTTCCAAATATAGAACCTATAGAATTAGAAGAATCTACAATAGAACATGTAGCAGTAACAACATGAGTATTGTTATTTAAATCAGTATTACCAATATAGTTATTTAATACATTATTTATATAAACATCACCTGTTAAACGTTCTGAATAAACATTATTGTTATTGTTACCAATATATAATGCAAATGTATTAGTATCTGGAGTATTATCTAAAGTACTACGTTGATCATAAATAATAGATGACTTTAAATTATAATTTAATTTACTAACTAAACATTTACCACCATAAGTAAGATTCTGAACAGTACCATAATCATTTACACCATTAAAATAAAGACTTCCTTCATATTCAGATAGAATTTCTAATGTAGTATCATAATCTCCTTTAGTATTTGTAATAAATCCAATCCAACTTCCATTAGGAGTAGATTCATCAGGTTCTATTGGATAACTTTGAGGAATATCATATATACCATCTCTAATTATTGCCATTGCAGAAACTAAATTTCTATCAGATTCAGATACATATTTATAACCTAAAGTTTGTCCTTTTTTAAGACCAGTTACTTTTAATTTAAATGAAGGAACACTAATTTTTCTAATAACTCCATCATTATAAACAGGAGAATATAAAAGTGCACTATTATTATCAGATTTATAAATCTTAATAATATTAGGAGTAACTTCATAATTAGCATTATCAGAATTAGATCTTAATATTATCCAAGTCTTATTTTTTCCAAATACTACTGGATAACCATTTACACCACTCATTCCCTCATAAGAGAAATTATAAAGTTTAAGATGTCTATTTTGACCACTTATATCAGGAAGATAACCAAGAGTTTTAATAGCATTATTAGTAAAGATTGCTGGATCATAAACAAATAAAGGTTCAGCAGTAGATAATAACCACTTCTTAATACAACCAAAAGATAATGGTTTAGTTACTACAATATCTTTGTTTATAAGTTCATTATAAGAATAAATCTTAGAATCATCTCCTATCTGATAACCGTGAATACTCCATAAATCTTGATTATAATAAATAACAGATTTAACTTTAATAATATCGCCAACTTTAACATAATTTCCGTAAGTTAATTCTTTACCACTTTCTTTATCTTGTAATACAAAGATTACAGGATAAGGTTGAACAATATCATCATACTTAACATATTCTTGAATAGTAATATCTATCTTAGGATATGAATTACGAACAACAAATTTATATCTATAGTAATTACCGCCAGCACTATAAAGTTCTACTTCTTTACCGTCAACAGTAACTTTAAGTACTTCATCTATACCATTAGTTCTAATACTAATTAAAACAGTAGAATCCTTCTCAATATAAGAACCAATAGATATACTATTTCCATCGCTTTCTCTATAATATGAGATACTGTTATATCCGCCATTAGCAGTAACAACAGGTCTAAATGGAAAACTATTATCGGGATAAAGACTACCTAACTTATACTTCTTGAGTTGACGTTCGAGAATGAAGTTTGACATAGTATAAGGAAATAACATAAGATTCCATAAAGCAAGGTATGAGAATCTAGTATCGTTATCCCGAACAGTTCCAAACCATAGAGTATTAGTATCAAGACCACTTCCAACCGATAGAGTTTGGCGATTAATACCATATGTATATTTAGTTTGTATAGCAAATGATTTCTCATTGATTTTATCATTAAGTAATGAACTATTGCCAGCACCGAAATTATAACCAGCAGTTTTATTAGGATTAAGTAGAAATGATTGTTCTGCTATAAAAGCTCCATCTTGACCAACCTTAGATTTAGATACTAAACTTCCTACTCCAATACCATTATCAACACTAGCAGTATATAACCATTTACGTAAAGCACAAATAGTATAATCTTTCCAAATAGGAACATCAATAACTTTACCAAAGTTATCTATACCATTAAGAACAATAGCATCAGTAATATCATCAATAGCAAGCAATGTAACTTTTACATTAACGGTTTCATTATACTTGCTTATACACCAACCACTATAAGCAGCTTCTTCAGTTTGAGGAGCAGCAGGAATATCATAAATACCATCTTCAAATATATCTATATAAGTAGTTATAGCAGCAGTAGTAGTTATTCTCCATTTAAGATTTCCTTCTTTAATAGTAGAAGTTCCTTCAATCTTTACTTTATAAGCAGGTAGAACTTTAGTTTTAGTATTAACTTCTAATAAATTACCAGTACTAGTATTAGAAGTAATAACAAAACTATCTCTATTTATTTCAACAGTACCTCTAGCGGGAAGATATATATAATCTTTAAAACTAATAGGATAATTACCAATACCAGATTGTTTATCCCATAGCATATTATACATTTTAATATTATAACCATTAATATAATCAATAAGTTCATCATTAAACTCTGCATGATTAACATTAGTAATACCTTGTTTACGAATATCGTAAAGCATACTAGGTTTAATGATTTCACCCGGTCTATCAAGATTATAGTAGGCGATAATTTGATTGATTTCGTCTGTAGTCAGGACTTTGTTGGCGATGATTGTCCAGTACCAAGCGACAGAAGAAGTATATGAAATTTTACCACTACTGCTTATATATCCAACTACTGAAAATTGAGATGGTGTTAAATCATTTCTATCACCAGTAACCGAATAATCTACTTTATCACCTAAAACGTTATTTATAATATTTGGTGTATTTACAGAAATATTTGTAGAAGAATAGCCATAAATCCCTGTTTTGCCTTCTCCGGTGTTAGCAACTTCATTACAACGCCAATATGAACCTTTGTCACAGATAAAATTAGTCCTACAGCCTAATCCTATCTGATGAATCATACTCACCACCGTAATCTCATTACTTCCTCCCAACATCTCCTGTACGGTCTTGGTGGAAGTAATCAGGTCGTCGATTCCGTCGGTGACGAAGGCGCCTTGATAAGAAGGGATTTGCTCTATTCTTATATTATTCCAATCATAACGACTTTCTACTGTAAATCCTACACTAGCACGATTATTATTAATCTTAGATTCTGGTAAATGATAAATACCATCTTTTGGTATAGTATATGCAATAGGCAAATTAGCTGTTTCATCTGAAATATAAAAGTATAAGATTTTTCCTCCTTTTGGAATACCTGAAACTTTTATATTCATTTCATTTATCTTACTTTCACTAGAGTGCTTATATATAAACCAAGTTAAATTAAAATTTCCATTAGTAGTAATTACGTTATCAGTAACTTCTATATTTGGATATATTCTCCAACTAGTAAAATCTTCTTTATACTTACCAAATCCACTATTTAACTTATATGCAGCATTTAGAATCTCTAAATCTCCTCCTGCATTAGGAATCTTATTCTTAATAATATTCCTATCAGCATCAGTATTCTTTTTACCGTAATTATCCCAAACTCCAATAAGTCGAGCTTTAAGCTCTGGTGGAAGATACGGTCTATCTCCACCAAGAGCATTATTTTTAAAAGGAATACCGATACCTATACCTACACCAGTATTAGTACCCATATTGTAATGTATCAGCTTCAGCGTTATTAACTTGTTTAACTAATTCAACATTCCAACCCGGAAATATAATAGTTTCAATAGGATCTTCCATACCATAAAGAATAACACTAACTGTAATATTCTCTTCAGTAACGTTCTTTAGCAAGAATGGTTCTTTACCACCACGACCGTTAGGAATACTAAAGTTAGCACCTGTAACATTTCCCATTATAGAAATTTGCAGACTATTTGCAGCATTAGCACGATTATAAATACAATTACCTTCCATATCAATATTATTTAAAGAGTTAATAATAAGTGCTTCCACCCGTTCATTCCTTTACGGGGGGAAGCACACAAATATACTAATTTATTTTTAATGTCATAACTATTACTAATTAAGTCATACCATTATTCCAAGTAGCAGGAATACTCGCACCATTAGTTAGATTAGCTTTAACCATTCGATAGAATACGTTAGCTCTATTATTAGATGATAGAGCATTAAGCCAAGTCCAAAACTCTGGAACACTACCAACAGTAGCAGTAGCAGCATAGAATACTCCCGAACAATTAGTAATGTTCTTATGCTTATTAGCAGTAAACAGATTAGAACTAATCTTCTTAGGACTTCGACCGCTCCATCCTCCGCTATTAGTTGCAGAAGCAAGACAATAACTAATATCTCTAAGATTTGTATTACGAGAGAATGTATTCTCATGAACTTGTGTTTCAGCAGTAGTTCCTAAGAACTGACATTCTAACCAAGCATGATCTATATTCTGTAAATTCAAGTTATTAATAAATGTAGATTGATCAATAACTACTTTACTAGGAATAATAGTAAATACAAATGCATAACTCATTGTAACTAACTTAGGAATATTAGCAAAGAACTCAGTAGAATAAGCAAGACCTTCTTCATTAGTCGTAGTGTTGTTCCACTTATAAGGAGCTAATAACGGCATCATATAGAACATATAAGATATGTTTTGTACATTAGATATAGGCTTGAACAAGTAAGGACAAGGACGACCACGAAGACCGTAATTCATATAATCATAAGAAGGATCTCCATTACTTCTTCCACTATAATAGAATACTCCTACGACATTAACTCCCGTAGTATTACTACAACTAGCGAATAAATCTGGCGGACAGAAGTAATTCATAATTTTACGATTAGTTGCTTCTGACGCAGGAGCACTAATCGCATCAGCAGGATCATTAAACTCCTGTGGAATATCTGGACTAACAGAAATAGTACCAGCAGTAACAGCAGCATATAACTCTGAATTACTAATCATATCGTATAATCCTGTAAGACCATCATAAGCATAGACATTCCAAATAAGTTCATACTTATTATAATTAGGATTATCTATAATACGACGAATATCTCTACTAGGATTAGGAATAGTTTGCTCTTCATCAATGAATTCATTAGGATTATAATTAGGATTCACTATATACTTAACAGGATTGTATTGTTCATTAGGTATAAGTAAATCACCATAATTATTAGACTTTAAACTACCATAATTCATAGTATAAGGAGCAGCATCAGTAGCTTGAAAGTATTGTAAACAGTAAGCCATGTTAGTAATACTCTTTCTACGAGTAGTTCTCACTATACTATAAGAACGTTCTTTAGGCATAGCAGTTGGAAGTTCTTCATCGGGAATCCAATTTCCATCAGAATCAATACCAAAATTAGGAGTTATATTATCAGTAGCAGCATCCGCTTCTTTCCATCCTTTAATAGTAGAACTAACAAGTTGTTCTTGATAGAATAACTTATAAGGTATCATTCCTGTCTTAGCAAACTTAACGTTAGTTTCTGCAAAACAGTAAGCAGCGTTAACTATCTTACAGTTCTTGAAACCTTCCCCCGTAAGGAAATACTTCACATTCTCCATGTTATAAAACTCATATGATATATTAGTAAGATTAACACAATCTTTAAATATATCTTTAGGTAGTTCTATAACAGTTCCAGTAGGACATTTTATATTACTAAAGAATCCGGGAGCTTCAACTAATGCACTACAACCACTAAATACTTCGTAAGGAAATACTTCCGTATCTTCTTTAAGGAATGTTTTAGTAAATCCTGTAAAACAAGGATTAGTAGTTGCATTCGTAGCAGATGTACCAGTAATATATTTAAGTCTAGTTTTTATTCTACGGAACATAGAATTATGAATCGGGAATTCAATAGTACTATTGCTAGCAGCATTAAATGCTCCTTGAATAGCATAAAATACACTAGAGAATTTATCTGTTTTACCTTCAATTTGTCCTCCAAATACATTTAATAATGAACCAGTAGAATGATTAAGATTATTAAAACTATTAGTTATATATCGTAATTTAGTATTATTGTAGAACAATGGACAATACTTAGTTTTCTTCTCATCGTCATTCTCAACTAGATCAAAATTAATATTAGAACCGTTAAACATTCCATTAATATAATCTAAGTTAGGAATATTAATAAGAAGTCTACTAGCTTTAGCAGCACTAAAGTCAGAAGTAGTTGGTTCGGTTGTCCACTCTCTACTTGCATCAGTAATGAAACAAAGTACACCACTAAATACTAAATAGAAATGAGTTATTTTCCATTCTATATTACCAACAGGTCTAGCAAATATGAAATCATCCGTATATTTATTACCATTAAAATAGAATGCTTGTGACATTGATACAAGATTAACAAGCGGAGATAACAATCCATTTCTATTAGTTATTTCTCCATTGTTATTTCTAGTACAAGTATAAAAAATACAAGTTCCACCAGAGATACCGTAGAATATGCCATCCATATTAGTTACTTTACCACAGTTAATAAACATGTTACGATTGAAACTATCTACAATACTAAGTTGTATTTTAGCACCATAGAAGCAATTCGTCAACAGAGTAACATTATTACATTTATAAAGAATATAATAAGCATCGAAGAGTTTGCAATTAGTTCCTTTGAACATGTTAGACATATTGGTAGTACCAATAGTTATGTTAGTACCAAGATTGGTATTAGCTTCCCATTCAGTTTTACCTTCTGTTGTATTAGTTTTAGAACCATAGTATTGATTAGCATACATTGGTGTTTTACCGTTAACTAAAGCGGGTGGTTCATGAATATAGAAATTATTACATTCACTAAATGTATTAGTACCTGTAAGTTTAATATGTCCAAATACTCGTTTAAGAGAAGTACAACCAACAAAGAAACTAGTACCAATACTAACAGGAGCATCCGGATTATTATCGAACTTAAAGTAATGAACTCCTGCTGCGCTAGTAACAGTAAACGTACTAAGTCTTAAATTAGTAACGTCAAAGATAGGATTGTTATTATACTTAGGAATTGCTTTATTACCATATTGAATAGAACTAATATTTGTATTGTTCATAATCAATTTAGTAAGTTTAGGCAATTCAGCAGCAGCTTGAATAGGTTTAGTAGTATTAGTACCGCTAATATTAAGTTCTTCAATATTAGGAGCACCAACAATATAAATATCTAATCCACTATTAGTACATTTACTAATATTAATAGTCTTAACTTTGTTACAGTTAGATACGTTAAACGTAGTAAGATTTACGTTATTGGTACAAGTAATTGCAACAAGATTAGGACAGTTAGTAATATTAATAGTATGTAAATCTCCGAGATTACTAAGATTTAGTTCAGTAATCTTTTCACAAGAATCAATAGTAACAGATTTCAATCTTTTACATCCACTAAAATCTATACTATCTAAGAATGGCTGATTAACTAAGTTAATAATCTCAATAGAACTATTAGTAATATTAAGAGATGCAAGAGAAACATTAGGCAGAGACATAGAAGTTACTATTGAATTAGATATATCTAAGTCTTTCAACTTAGTATACTTTTCAATATTAACTGTAAATGTACCTACTTCAGAACTTCCACTCCAAAACTTAGTATTAGATAGATTAATATGTCTAACATCTGAAAAGTCTTCGTCATTAACAAACACTGTTTCAAATGGAACAGGAGCATTACTAAGAGTATCAGCATCAGATAAATCCAATTGAGAGAAACTAGGAAGTTTCATAGTAGACATGAAACGTTGGAATCTCATTTCTTTTAGACCTTTGATGTCATTGATTTGCGGAGTATTGTTAATAGTAATCTGAGTATTAAAAGAACTAATAGGTGCTAACTTAATTAAAGTAGGAACTCCTTCTTGTAAAAAATATCTAGTGTCAGTAGTATTACCAATGTTGATAACAAATATCATTGGAACATTAGAAGTAATAGTAAGACGAGGATTTGTAGCTTCTGCACCACCAGCAGAGAAAGCGCCTTTAGTATTATACGGTTGAAGATTAGATACATTATTGTATCTAAATACTCCATCGAAGAACCACCAACGTTTCTTTAACCAATCTCGAACATATTCAACACGAGTACCATGTAAGAATTCAATATTAGCATAAGATGCAGAACCTCCTGCTTCACTAACATAAGCAGTAAGATATTTAACATTATAGTCGTAATTAAATAGAAGTTCTCCGCATGACTTAGTTTGTGCAGAGAAATATTCATCTATATAATGATTAACGTCTTTACTAATATTAGCATTGTTTCTCCATAAGTCCCAAAGTTCTTCAAGAGAAGAATCAAAGATTCCAGTATTAATAAAAATACTATCGCGAAGAACATCCCACATACGAGAACTATAAGTATCGTAACCACCATCGGGAGAATTACGAGTAGTAACTAATGAATTAACATCTGTGTTAGGATTATTAGAGAAGGTATCAAGGTATGCTGTTTTAGCAACAGATTCAAGAGCAGTATTATCAAGACCATTAGCAGTATCCATATCGTAGAACCTAATATACCATTTCTTAGTTCCTCCAATATCATAACATACGATAGTCATATTTTTACCAAGAGAATCGACAAGACCAAACTTAACACATACTAAGAAATAAGAATAAGCATTCTTAATTGAGAACTTAGTATCTAGTTCAGCAGCAAGAGTAGACCAACTTGATTGAGCAGGATATTCACCTTCTGTTTCAACATATCCTCCAGACTGTTCATTCCAAGTATATTTCTTAACTGTGGAAGAAGTCATTTGAGCAAATAGAGTAAATAGTTCTTGAAGAGCTGTCCAAACAGCATCGTCAGTAACAGCAGCAGTTGGGTCTAGCCAATTACCACCATTATATTTAAACTCCCCTACATGCTTAATAATAGATATATCATCTTGCATAAACAAAGCTAACGGTAATGTTTTGTTTCCATCAACAATAACATTAGCGTTCTCACCTATTTCATAAGAGTAAACTTTCTGTTGATCGATACTACCAAACTTTTCATTCTGACCATAAGCATGATAAGAAGTAACAAAAGCAGGAAGAGCATTATCTACATATTCACCAGTACTATTCTTTATCTTAGTAGTAAAGTCTTTTAAGAATCGGAAGCCCATATTGTAATAAGCACCACGACCTAAATTGAAACTATAAATACCAAGACAAGTTTGAGTTTCTTCTCCATCAAATTGAATAAGAAGAATACATGGAAAACCTTCAAGAGTTTGTTTAATAGTTACTTTCTCATGAACTTTAGTTTTATCTCTAGTATCAGTTGGACGACGAGCTTCGAGTTCTTCCATTGGAGGAGTTTTCTCAAATAGAATATCTGCATTATCATTAATCCATTTACCAATAGAAGCATTATTAGCATGAGCACTATCGACAACATCAGCTTTAAGAGTAAACTGTCGTTCGGGAAACCAAGTCTCTTTAGGTTGGAATAGTTCGTAATCAAGATTACTACCATCATCTGCTTTTAACATCTTATCAAAACGAATCTCAAGATTCTTAATAAGGTTGTTCATAGTAGATGTTCCTTGCTTAGAAACAGCAACATCAGTAGTACTTTCAGCACTAGATTTTCCAGAAGTAGGACTAAAGTAACTCATAGTACAACCTGTGTACCAGTTGTTATTCTGACCTCCGATCTCTTCAAATACTGCACGAGTAAAACCTGTATTAGCACAATTGATTAGCATTATATCAACAGGAAGAGTACGAGTAGTATCAGAAATAAGACTATTGAAGTTAACAGTAGCATAAGTCTGATTAATATCATCCCATAAAGTAGAATGCGCAGAGTTATCAGAAGTAGAGAAAAAGTTACGTAACTTAGCAGAGCTATAAGCTACGAAATCAATACTACCATCTTCTAGAAGTTTAGCTCTAGCATTAGCGTTCATATAATTAATAACAATCTCTTTGTCATTAAGCGGAGAACGGAATAACTTAATATCGTAGAAGTTAACATCAGAATAATTCTGAATACGACCTGCATTACTAATATCACAACCAAGATAAATCTTAGAAGAGCTCTTCCAAGTAAAGTCAGTCTTTATCTCACGTGCAACATTAAGAGTACCGTTAACAAAAATACCGACAACTCGTTTATCGGGATTCTTATTAACAATAAAGTCAACAGTATTGATAACATTCTGTTGTACTTTACAATTAATAGTTTCTTTAATATTACCATCGGTGTAACTCCAAGTAATATTTTCTAGACCAATCTTAATACCTTCTGAAAATTCTTCATCAGTATTATAATCACCACAAAAGAATACTGTTCTATTAGTAAATGGATGAACATCTGTTTTAAATGTAACAGACATAGAAAATCCTTGTCTACTCCAATTGGTTAGTTCAGTAGCATTATCTTTAAATGGTTGAACATCTATAATACCATATGCTTCACCTGAGATACGTAACATAGATTGTCCATCTTGAGTTAAGAATCCAGATAAAGCACCATTAGTATTATAAACTTCAAGATTAGTAACTGCACCAACTGGTTCTAGAGAACCCGGAGGAGTAAACTTAGGAACACTAGATGTCCACTGTCTAGCAGTAGGAGTTTGAGGAAATGATTCTTGACGAATATGCCAAGCTGCATACATAGAATCATTAGGATTCTGATCGGGAATTAAAGACTGAGAACTAGCAACGACTTGACAAATAAGTTCAACATCAGTAATAGGATCTCCTTTTTCAGACCAACAACGAAGAGTTATATTCCAATCACCAAGAATATCTCCTTCTGTTGGAATAGCCCAAGAGAATACCTGTTGTTTACCACGTTGAACATATTGATTATCGTTATAATTTCCAGTATCGAAATAACCAATATCACGAACAGTACCATTGTGTTCAAGACGAACAGCGTAATAAATAAGTGAAACACCTGCAAGATAAGGAGTAAATGCAAAAGATATATTACCACCTTGAGAGAACTTAGTTTTCTCAGCTCCTTCATCTACTTCTGCTTTACTAGTAATACCTTCTACAAGAACAACAAGATTAATACCATCTTCTACTACTGTACGATTAGTTATAACATCGGATTGAACAGTAGAACCTGACATATCAGTAAATGCTTGTGCTTGAATAGTATAAGAACTACCTGCAATAATATTACCTAGTTCCCATAGATTAACATTTATCTGACGAGGAGTAGTACTAGTAGTAACACCGAGATCAATACTCTTAGAGAAACCATTAGTTATATTAGTAACAACAAGACTTGCAGCACTACCAATAATCTTACTAGTAACAGTATAAGTTATGAAGTAATCGATACCAACCGTAGCAGTACTTCCTGCAACACTACTTGCTAACTTAATACTAGCTTCTACAATATTTAGTAGATAAGACTCAGCAGCAAATCCATCAGTATCGGTAGCCGTAATGACTACCGAATGAGTACTGTTATTTGAGAATTGATCTAACTTAGGAATAATAAGAGTGCCCGGAGTATTAGTCCATGCTTCTTGATCTTTAATGATACTACTACCATCAAGAGAAACATTTATAAAGTAACGTTTATTATTCTTAGATGATTCAATAAGATAATTAAGTTTTATATTAGTTGTAACGCTAGAATATAGATACTTAGTATTACCTTCTATTACAATGTCTCCATTAGTAATAGTAACTTTAGCATCGGTAGTACCTCCACCATCTCCGCTACCACCGCCACCATGCTCTGCTAACCAAGCAATGTGACCATCATGTTCTGCAAGTTTCTCCTTATACTTAACTAGAACTTCATTAATATTCTCTTCTACTTTTCCATTAGCGACTTCTTCAGGATCTAGAAGACGAGGATCAGTAGTGATAATATTATTAGCATTACCGGCAGCAACTACTTCCCACTGTCCGGTCTCTTTATTAAATCTCTTAATTACTTCTGACATAATTATTTAATTATAGTTATTATATCATTTCCATTATTAGTTTCACCATTACCACCAATAGCTTCTGCATTAGGAGCTTCGCCTTGAATATTAATATTATATTTACCACTATTATTAAATACGTTAGCTACTTTCTTAACTTTAGCTTCGATTTTATTATTGTAAACATTATATATAATATAGAAAGGATAACGCTGACCAGCATTTACTTTAGCGGTAACATCGGTTCTACTATTAATAGTAATACTAGCAGGAAAGAAATATCGAAGCCACGGAGTATTCGGACTAGGCAATTCCTTATTACTAGTATGTTTATAGCCCGTAGCTTGGCACATAATGTACGTAGGAGCAGTTATTTTGCTGACTAACTCAAATGTACATAGATGTTTTACCATATCATAATTCGAGTTATTTTGCCATGATTTAGGGAATTTCTGACCCTTTAGGAAGCCCTCTGCTGTCTCTTCGTACAATTCCGTACTTCCGAAGTTGCTCTGCAATAACTCCGCTGTAACTTGAATTATAGGCTTCATAGAGCTATTAGGATTCTCTATCAAAGGATAGCTGCAACTATATGTATGTTTATGACCTCCAAGACACAAACGATAACCATTGTTATTTAAGAACTTCGAGAACCAATAAGCATTAGCTTTACTAGTATTAAAGTTAAGACGACTTCCACTACGTTCAACATCTGGATATTCAGTACCGTCCCAATAGAACGAATTGATAAGATTTTGAGTAATGATTGTAAAAGGCATCTCATGACAATAAGCTATCTTATGATTAATACTACTATCAATATACTCTAAGTCTTTTTCGCACCATTGACGAATATAATCATAAACAACACTTTGTGGATTAAGACCATAAACATCTCGTTCAGTATTAGAACTTATCTCACTGTTAACACATAAGAAATGAGTATCAGCAAAATCAAATGAATACAAACATTCAATATAAATCTCTTTATTCTGTATAGTAAATATAGGAGGATTCTCTTCATTTATTTCATGACAATAGAAAAATCGAATGTTAGTAGCATTGATCTTAGAGTTATCGCCACCATCGCCAAGAACATAAACATTAGCAGGAGTTAAGTCGTTGTTACCAACAGTAACCATTTCTGGTAGAGTAAATAAAGGAACACGACCGGAATCATAATCTAACCATTCGTTAATACGATTACCATTCTGAGTCATATCACCAGTATTAATCATAAACTCAACATTCTCACTAGCAGCATCAATATGATTATCTGCAATATTCTTAGCAGCTATTTTCCATACTTGATATTCATCCCAATTGAAACCTTGTTGATCAGATGTTTGTAAGAACGTCCATTTGTTCTGAATATTAACAGTATCTTTAATAGTGAACTTATAAGTAGGACTTTTATAACTAGAATCACTCATACGTTCAATATAGTATTCATAGTCTCCTGCTGACAATTCAGTTAACACAACTTTATGAGAAGTAAAAGGAGTACCATCAGTAGTAATTGCACGAATACGATTATAGTACTTACGAACACCTGTTTCATCTTTAAATGATTCAATACCTGTCCAACCACTAGCTCCCACTTTTCTATAATAAAGCATTTCATCATAGTATCCAACAGATACCCAATTAAAGCAACGACTAGCATTAGGAGCTGTACCTCTACGACCTAATGTCATAGTTACTTTATTTGGTTTAGTAGAATCTAATAAAGTTTTATTAAAGAATATATTCTTATTTTCAAATGAAGCACGAGGAACATACTTATCAACAGTAGGAATAACATTAGCTTCGAGATTAACAAAATACATATCGTTAGCATTGTTACGAGCACTAAGAGCTTTAGTAGCTTGATTAACAGGGTCCATAGTATAATACTTAGTGAATAAGTAATTACTAGTTAGATAACCATATGCAGTATTCTCAGCAGCATCTACTTTATCTGCGTCACCAGCATTAAGTATTTGTAAGCCTACGAGATCAATATATCCTTTAGATACCCTTATGGGGGTGGTCGCATTATTATACGGATTAGCAACACTAGATGGAGTAGTTCCCCAAGTTAAGAAAAACTTAGCTTTACGATTATCGAACTTAATAAGTTTACCATCACTAGCTATCCATTCCATATCAAAGGTTTTAACTTTAATACGAGTAGTATTAACATCCATAACTGAACATTGAGCACCACGAATAAGGAATGTAGAACCTGCTTTTATCTCCCCCCATAAAGGAAGTGTTTCCCAGTCTCCGCCTTCTGTACCATACTGTAAAGACAAACCTTTAAGAGATACATCTTTACCTGTAAGATTACTAAGTTCAACGAAGTTATGAGAACATGGATTATAACTATATTCATCACTAGTAATACCTCCGCAATATAAAGAGTTTATATATAGTTTTTGAAGATATAAACTAGTAACATATATCCAACCAGTATTAGGGTCTTCTTGACCACCAGTAGGTTCAGCTTGATCAGTATCAAGTTCTTTCTTATAAATAACAAGTTGTCCATTGTTGTTTACCTTAACTCTATAGATTTGACCACTAGGAGCAATCAAACCAATAGTATCAAGTTTATCGAGAGCTTCGTAATCAATACTACCTCCGCCTCCACTACCGCCACTACCAGTAAGATTAACAGGTTCTCCGTTTATCTTAGTATATAATCGTTTAACATCAATAGCAAGAAGAAGTTCGTATTCAACAAATTTCTGAAAGTTAGCTTGTATTTCAGCCAATGTGCCATAATGTCCACAAACAGCTTTAGTAGTTGGTTCAAAACCCTCAGCAGTCGGTTCTAGACTATTAGCAATATGGTTAACATTACGAAGAACAATATTCATTTTTTCACTTGGAGCAACACTAGGATCAATAGGTTCATACTTGCTAAGTAGAGTACTAGTCACAGTATTGCTAACATGTCCGGGAGTAATAATTAAATCTCTTTGACGAACAATAGTATCCAAATAGTTTTGGATACTTTGTATTGCCTCTATAACAGAAGCGAGATCATCATTACTAGTAATACCTGATTCTTTGCCAGATGTATCTATCCAAAGAGCATCTTTATTAGTAGGAGGAGTATCTTGTGCGATAACTGCTTCTACAGTTTTATTGATAACTTCGTCACGTAGATCACTAATTTCTTTATTAGTATCTTCAATAGTATTATTTACTTCTTCGAATTTATCATCTACATCTACGAATTTATCATCTACTTCTTTCTTATTGTAATAATCAGAAAGATCAGCACTTAATTGTTTAAGTACTAAATGTTTGTTTTCAATACCTCCTTTGAACCAATATTCTTCGATTACGTTCCCTTCTTTTCTAATACCTACGGTTAAACCTACCGCACGGGTAGGTTTAGACAGCGTAGATAGTGCTTGACCAATATCGTCATAAGGACCATATTTAGCATCTAAATTAGGATACGAATTGAATTGTTCGTCAGTAGCATTGTTAACAATAAGTTGTCCAACAACAATTCCTTGTTTCATATTAATTATTTATATTCTAAATTCTTTGATTCAAGTATATAATCGGAATAATCTCCCGCAGTACCTCTTTTCATAACAAATTCGTTAGTATTAATAACATGCCAATCACCATGATAATAAGTAGTTATGATACTACCAATAGTTTCTGTTTTAAGAGTAGTTGGTAAGAATATTAAATCTAATACTCTTCCTCCATGAAGAAATACTTTCGGGAAAGTATAAGCTTGATCCATATCACCATATTCTTCCCAATAGTTAACAGAGAACAATCCACTCTTTCTATTATCAAGAACTAAATTCCACATAAAGCTAGAGAGATTAATGAACTTAATATTAACTGGAACATTTAGATCGAGCTTGAATTGAGTAGGCATTATAATATTTCCACTACTATAACCTACTGCAAACTTAGTAGTATAATCAGTATCAGAAGCAATCATTACTTGTCTAGTAGATTGAATCATAATATCTGAGAATTCATCTACACCACCATTAAAGTAATCAAACCTTTCTTTAATGTAACCATTTATAGCAACATTTCCTTGTGAATCAATATTCATGTTTCCATGACCAAACCAAGCATCTCCTTCTTTAAGATCTAATAAAGTAGCTGGAACAAATGTTTTTCCATTAAGTGGAGCACCTGGATTATCAGGATTAAAGTTTTCATATGCAGTAGTCTTTAGTCCATTAGCATCAACACCTTGCTGACTAAACATATAATTACCGTTGAATACCGCACTACCAATAAGTCCATTAGCTATAATACCAATCTTAGTATAAATAGCTTCATAACCTTCAAATCTAATCCAATATCTTTGGTTATTAGTATATGATTCAGAAGGAGTACTATAAACTTGATCAGTACCTTTCCACGGACCTTCGTAATTAAGAACATAGAAATTACCATCAGCAGGGTCATATACATAAGGAGCTTTATACTCATCAGAAACATAAGACTTAGTAGAATCGTAAATACCTTGAGGATAAATAATCTGATTATGTCCATCAGAACCCGGAAGTCCATTCGTTCCAGTAAGCTTAAAAGGAGTACTCCAATCTAATTCAAGATGACCAAGTTCATCGCTGTTATTATTGTAAGAAATACGAGTTTGGATACACCAAATATAAAGTTTCTCTTGAGTAGGAACAGGAACTGTTAAACTCCAACCATCGGGATTACGTTGTTTAGCAATTGTAGAGTCAAATGCAGCACTAGGAGAAGTATCGCTTCCTAAAGAATATCTAGCTTCAATAGAAATTCCAGGAACTCCATCAATACCATTACTACCATTTACTCCGTCTTTACCAGCAGGACCAGTATCACCTTTCTTACCAGCTTCACCAGTAATACATACAGGATCTTCCCAATATCCTTCAATAGCATTACTAGGAAGAATAGTTGCTTTAGTCATCCACATATAAGGGGATTCAGTAGTAAGAGTTGGAAACTCAACAGTCCAAGCAGCACCCGGATTTCTATCCGATCTAGTAATACTAGGATGTTCTGTTGCACTAGGAGAACTAGCAAATCTAAACTCAGTATGTTTACCGTCTTGAGCATCGCCATCTCTACCATTAACAGGAATAACATCTGACCAACTAACTACTTTATTAGAAGAACCATCAACAGTACCAATACATTGCCACCATTGTCCATCATTAGAATCTGGACTATCTTTCCAACCAGAAGGGATTAATTCTTGACTAGTAGGTTTAGTAGGAATAGTAGTAGACTTAGCATAGATATAAGTTTTCCAATTAGGAACTGTACCATCTGTACCATCTGTACCATTAGCTCCCGGTTTTCCACTCATAAGTACAGGACCTGCCCAATTACTTGCAAGAGTTCCATCAATATTAATCTGAGCAAATATTCCCCAAACAGCACCGCTACCACTAGGAATAGTAGTAGACCAAGCAGAACCGGGATTAATATTATCTTCATCAAACGGAGGAGCGTTAACATAATCAATAGTTTTTTGGTACATCATACGAACTCCAACACCTGATTGTCCATCTTCTGCATTAATACGAATAGGAGCGCTCCATTGACCTTCGAGTTTACCATCATTAAACATTCCAATAGTCATCCATAGATACTGTCCTTTATCCATTGCAGGAACAATATCTGACCATTCTGAACCAGGATCGTCAGCATTACGATTAATAGCAGGCGCGTCACTAGGAGATGTATTAACTGCATACTTAAAGTTATAATACTTTCCGGCAACACCATCTTCACCAGTACATTTAATAGGAGTAGACCAACTTGTTACTTTACCTGTTGCACCACGTACTTCACCAACTGACATCCACCAAATACCAACAACTGTTGGAACATCTGACCATCCTGCTGGAATAATATCTTCCCCCGTAGGAGGATCAGGTTGTGTAGCAGATTGTTTAAACACAAATGTCTTCCAATTAGGAACAGTACCTGCTTCACCTGCTGGAATACCAAATTCTAAATCATATAATGGAGTACCAGATTCATTAGCACCTTTATATACTACTTCGGCAGTAGGAACAGCATCAGCAGGAAGAGCTACGGCAATAGCCTTGTCAAACTCAGGAGTCTTACCTGCTTCTCCACTTCCACCCCCACTTCCGTTATTCTTAACAACAAGATCAGCATCTCTTACACCACCATTGAACCAAAACTCTTGTATCGTACTATTTACTCGAATACCTACTGTTAGACCAACAGCACGTAATTCAGCAGGGATATTAGAAAGAGCTTCGGCAATAGAACTATAAGGACCGTACTTAAAGTCAAGATTAGGAAGTGGTTTAAAATCTTTATCAGTTGCATTGTTATTAATCAACTGACCAACAGTAATTGCATTCATATTATCTTATACTAAAGTTAAGTTTAATATCTTCTTTGAAACTTCCCATAGGAGAATAGAAGAAGTAAACAGTATAATGAATACCATCGACTACCTCATTATTAATCATTCTACGATAAGCACCATCAGCAGGAGCAACTTCTTTCCATAATGTGGTAGTTAGAACATCTCCAAATTCAGAGTTATCAAGAGATACACTATCTGGAACAATAACAAAATGAATACTTTGTTCTTGTTTAATAATGATGTTTTGATTCTCTTCATCTTGAACATTTAACTCAACATGAGGAAGAGCAATAATATCTGCAACACTCATATTCTTAAATGTAAGAGGCGGAATATCAGTATGACCAATATAAACACTAATTGGTTTAGATACTATCGCATCTTTACATTCTAATCGTAGCTGAGCAATAATATAATTAATAAGAAGATCGGCTTTCTTTTCTTCTCCTAATTGATAAGCAGCGCAAGCAGCTTGAAACATATTCCAACAATTAATGACTTGACGATTAATCCCTTTACAAGTAGAAGTACAATCTTTAATCAAATCAATACCTAAGTCGGAAACCATAATCAACAACTTAGTATATACACAGTTGTATTTGAGAGGAACAGTAAGATACACATAAGTACCATCTTCGTTTTGTATCATAAGCAAACTAATTTAGAATACATTTCATTTACGTTTTCTTTTTGTTCTTTGGATAAATCCTCATACACACTTTGCATATGTTGTAAAACAATGCAACAGTAGTACATACAAATATCGTCATTATTAACGACATATCCAAGAGAACTGAGATGTGCCATTTGCACACCTCGTTCTATTGATTCATCAATAACTCTTTCAAAATTAACTTCCATTACTTCAATGTGTTATTCGTTATATAAGTAATGTAAGACTGAAACTTAATGTTCAACTTATTACTAAAACTAAGTATCTTATCTTCTTTGCTAAGACTAGCATTATAAATAATTTCAATAATTGATTTCTCAATAGCAGCCATCCATTGTTTCTGCATGAAGTCAGAAGGTTTAGCACCATTAATCTTATACATAGATAAAGTAGAAAATACCGTATAATATTCAGCATTTATAATGTTATGAATATTAGACAGTATATTATCTTTATTAGTATCAATATGATTATTAATAATAGTAGTAGAAACAAAAGAAATAATTCGCATAGTAGAAGCATACATTGAATCTTCAATAGCAGCCTTACACTTATCCTTATCTTTATTTACTATATTCTTCGTAATATCAGTTACGAACGTAGATAACTCAAGTAGCGACAACGATAGTTTATCAAGTGTTGTACTTACTTTAATTACAAACTTTTCTGAATCAGACTTCTTACGATTGTCTAGCCATTTATAGAGAAGTAAGAATATAGCAACTACGACTACGGATGCTATACCTTGACTAAGTGCGGATTCTAATATTTCTTTCATGATGTAAATGAATAAAGGGATTACTATTAGTAATTAGACCAATAGCAATCCCTTTAATTAATACTTAGCTTTTTGTTATACTATCTGTTCTAAAACTTATTCCTCAGAAGTAACAGGTTGACCGTCCACTGAAGAAAGAGCAGTAAAGATTTTATCAAGAGTAGTTATTGATGCAGAACCAGTAGGAACAGCAAGATAAACAATACTCTTAACGTTTTCAGTATTACCGCTTCTAAGATTACGGGAATTGTAGAATGTCAAAGCGTAAGTTGTCCAGCCTGTCGCACTCGAACGAACAGGAAGTTTGTACAACTGAATAGCGTCACGTTCAGTAGCATTGATACCTTCTGCACCAATACAACGAAGTTGCAATTCTTTCAAGAACGCATCATCATTAACAGGAGCAACACCTTTAGTATTAACTTTAACAGTAGCACCAAACAGTTTATCACCTGCAACAACATTCCAATTCTGATAATCTTTAGCAGTGATAGTAATCTTAGCAGCCGCAGCAGTAGCAGTAAATCCTTCGTTTTTACCAAGAGCTTTAAGTTCATCTGCTAAACGTTTTGCAACAGTAGTAGCAGTATCTCCTTCGGTAGCACGAGTAGAAGAACTCCATTTGTAACGTTCGTTAAGAACAGTTCCCGGTTTTACCATAGTAATGGTATAATCCTTATCCTTTACGGGGGTGGGAACAGTAATGTCAACACTTAGATTAGTACCTGCTGCATATTCAGTCTTTGCATATTCAAAGCGATAAGTGTCTATATCAAGAACACTATTGTAATAATCGCTAGCATTAGCAAAAGCTCCGCCACCTATAAATATAGAGAAGCGGGGAATACGTCTAGCAGGAGTATCTGTAATAACCGCACCAGTATCATCATACAATGCGATTGCGCCTTCCGCAATACCAGCTTCACCTATCTTATTAATACTAGCAGGAGTAGTGGCAAGAGCGACGTTTTTAGCGAAAAGAAGTCTTTCCATATTATTCTAATTTAGATAATTCATTTGAAACTCTCTCGTAACTATCATTATTAGAGATAGCATTATAAGTATTAACTGCTCGTTCAATAACTTTCTGCATAGCTATATCGGATAGTTCGTTAGTAGTATCTGTTTCAAGATTAACAAGAGTAGGATATTTAATATAAGTTACTACAAACTTAGTTACATCAAAATTTCCAATAACTTCAATACCATCTTCTAGTTTGTAACAAATAGGACTAACTACAACTGATTTACTATGATAATCATTTTGAGTTTGAGGAACATAATCAATTTCAATCAATCGACATTTTGCTAATGCCTCCCCCGTAAGAGAACTAACGGATACTAAGTACATTATCTGAGGAATAAACACCGTAGTATTAATTCGATAACCTTTACCAAAAGTAATATCTGTTTTTCTAGGACTAACAATAGGACGATTAACTAACAAAGGATCAAGTTCGTTAAGTCTTATAACATTATCAGAGATACCATCGAGTTCGCGATTACCTTTACGAGAGAATATATCTCTAACATAATTAATACTTTCGGTATTAATCAGTTCATCAATTTGTTCGGGAAGTATTGCCCGAACAGTTTTCATTCCCATTTGTTGTGCAAGTAGCACGAACCGATCATGTATCTCTGTAATCTTCATAACAATAGTTATAATTGAACCTTAATTTCCAAACCTTTACGGAACTGAGCATTCTCTGGATTATTGAAATAAGCAATTGCTTCTTTCATATTAGAACCAATAAATGCTGCTTCGGGAGTAAGTATTGTCTGATTAACATCAGAACGAACAAGTTCACCTTTAGCAATAAGTTCTTCGATAAGAGCTTGAGTAGTAAGGTTATTGTTGTTAAACATTTTGTTGAATTTCTCCGGCTCACGAATAGCGTAATCATCAAGCATCTTTTCCTTAATACTTTCATCAAGATTAAGACTTGTGATAACATCTGTTCCAGTAGAAGCACAATAACAAACAAACATTGCTTTGAACTTTTCTGCATCATCGAGAAGATCGAGATAATTTCTACGAGCTTTATTAGATTGAATGCGAAGACGTTTAGCTCTATTCTGTTCTCTCTGTTCATCACGAATATAGAAACGAACACGAGGATTAAAATGAATAACCTGTGTATCTTTTGCTACATCCGGATAGAACAAACAGTGACGGAATGCAATGTAATGTTCAATGTTATCGGGACGTCCATATTGATAACGAGTAGACTCTAAAGCATTAAGTTCAATAACATAGTTATTGATAGCTTCTTTCAGCAACTTAGCAGTAGACTTATCAGCGTTTTCATATGCTTCAATAATAGTCTGTTCTTTAATTGCGTATTTCAGATAATCTTCCTTTCTTCTCCAACGGAAATCACAATTGAATTCGTAACCATCCATAGGAACTGGAATAGAGATATTCTGAAACCAACGAGAAACTCGTTCTTGGAACTTAGTATCATTAGCGGAGCAACCAACGATAGCAGGCATGTAAGCAGCCATTTCTTCTGCATTACTAGCAAGCATTCTAGCCGAATTGATACTTCCACCGATACTATCATGACGATCTTGAATATATTGTCTGTTGATTTGTCTATAAACAGAACCAACTGTAATATCGGCAGTAAGACCAATTTTAATCTTTCTTACTTCTTTGAATTCTTTATCTAAACCATCTTTCTCTTTAAGAGCTTCTGTATAGGTTTCTTTCAAAGTCTTTTCCTTATCGGATTTAGTAGGAGCTTTGGGAGCAGGATTAGTAACGGCAGTATTAACACCGTTACTAGCAATACCTGCTATATTAATCCCTTTTTCTATTTTTCCTTCCATTATAATATAAGTTTAAATGTTACAATGAGCAACGAAGAATAAACATCTTCTCAGCACGGTTAACTTGCAGACCACGAGACATCTTAACTTCGTAAGTAGATTTATCAATCTCAGTAGCAATTGCTCTATCTGGAACAGCACCCCAAGACGGAGGAATCGGAGTAAGACCTTTAAGAACACCTACAAGATAAGACTGACCTTTCATACGAACCATACGGATATTACGTTCTCCATTGTAAGTAGAATTGTCAATGAACATCAACTGATGTGAACACATTGGCAAACCAGTACGAGGATGAATATTACCGTTAGCACGGTCAAGTTCTGCAATCGGAGATTTATCCAAGAACGGAAGATGAACAGCAGTGATAGCATGTCCGTCAATAGTCTTATATTTACGGAAGTACTTACCATAAGTAAGACCACCACCTTCTTCACCGATCATCTTATCTCCAAGCGGAGTAATGAATCCTTCTGATTTAACTTCACCTCTCATTGATTCATCGAAATCTTCAAGACCTCCACGACCTGCAAACAAAGTAATTTGCATAGCACCTGTATCAGTATCTTTATCGAGAACGTCACCAACAGTACGTTTCAACTTAGATAACGGCAAGTATTCACCGTAAGTATCATAGTTAGATTCTTCGAGAATTTCAAACATACCGGCAGTTTCGGGAATCGGCTGATCATTATCCCAATCTTTCATATCAATAGTACCGTTAGGAGTACGATTGTATTTAGATGTCCAAATATCAATCTCATTAGAGATACGCATCCGAACATCAAACTGTCTCATCTCTTCGTTAATCCAACGAGTATCAGTTCCGCCACCACGAGTTTTAAATGCATAGTTAACAATAACATTACTAATGTTACCAGCAATTTCTTTAGTATAACGTTTGAAACCAAGTTGAGACTTCATCATACCCGGCCCCATAACATTACTCTTATTACCTTTAGAATAAGATTCCGGAATACTTGGAGACAACATACACCAGTACTTACCTTTCTCGAAGTTCTCTGGATCTACATAAGCTGACTTATCGGGATTCTTAATACGAAGAGCATACTTATGTCCACCATGAGTTCCAGGACCTAGATCACGCATAATACGAACAGTTGTTCCATCAGGAGACATAAGACCGAACTGTTCAATGAATAGACCAGTAGCAAATTCAACTTCAATAGTTTTACCACCAATACCCGGAGTAGTATCTGCCATATTAAACCAAACAACATAGTCATTAGTTTTCATACGACCCATAGTCTTCCAAGTCCATTCAACAGTAGAAATATCACGAACACCAGCAGCTCCTTGACCTTCTGTTAAGAAAGTAAGAGGAAAACGATCATCATCCATACCATAAGTATAGGTAAGGAAGTTGTTTATTTCCTCTGGCTTTTGAAGCATTAATGCAGCTAGAGATTGCTCATTAGAGTAACCTCTATCATCATATCTACCTCTTTCGACTTCTCTTAGTTTATACATATCAATTTAATTTAGTTAGTTAACTCGTTAAGACAATACTAAATCATTATTGTCAACGTGTTTATTACTTTTGTTTCCACTATTCAGAACTAACGTCTTGCGAGTAGCAGCTTGTTGGGCTTGAGTTCTAAGTTTAATAACCTTTTCTTTATTAACAGCCATATTAACAAGACTAGAATAGTTACCACCAGTAAATCTAAGATACGCTCTAAGTAAATCATCCTGCATACGAGAATTACTATCTACTTTAGCTTCATCTAACATATAAGCAGTATTTCCTTCATCATCAACAACTTTAGTAAGATACTTCTGAAAATCTGCACGAGTAGCAACAGTAGTCTTACCATCAAAAGTACGTTGAATAGTTTCGGGAATCTTATAACCTAGAATTTCACCTTTAGCAATAGTTTCATCTACAGATTTCCAATAAGCATCAATTGCAGCTCTTTCTTCTGCTTCGGCAGCTTCGCGTTTAGCAGTTTGTTCAGCACGACGATCATTGTAAATCTCAGCAACAGTTTTATTTGATTCAACAGCAGTATCATAAAGAATACCGGAAGCTTTCAGATAGTCAATATAAGAATTAACGTTTCCTTTCTTTCCTTCAAGTGCCCATTCTTCTTTGATAACAGCAATCTGTTGTTCTTCGTTATCTTTGTCAATAACAACATCTGATCTATCTGGAATTTCATTAAATCCTTCAATAGAACCATTGAGTTTCAAATGAGAATAAGCCTGCTCAAGAACAGGATATTGTTTAAACAGATTGTTAACAGCAGCTTCTTCACGTTCTTGCATACGAGCTTGAAGTACAGTATCAATATAACTATTAATACCTTCAACAGAATCTTCGAATACAATTTGATTACCATTTTCATCTTTGAAATCAACACCGAAACGTTCTTGCAAAACACTAAGAACAGAAGGTTCTTCTGTTGTATTAGCAGCAATAAGTGCTTGAAGTTCTTCTGATGTTTTAATGATAGTACCGTTAGCATCTACTGCATTACCTTGTGCATCAATAGTACAAGGAATATCATCAATAGTAACTTGATCGCCTTCGGCTACTGTTACATCTTGATTATTATTAGCAGTATTGTTATCTGTTTGAGTAGTTGTATCTTCCCCCGTAGAGGAACTTTGCTGATTGTTTCCTTCGTTACTACCTTTGTCTTCCGGAGCAGGAGGATTAGTAATAGTAGTAGTATCAGAACCATTATCAACAGTAGTATCAGCAGTACCATTATCAATACTGTCAATACTTAAATCAAGTTCTTCATTAATAACTCCCATATAAATATGTTTTTGGTTAATATTACTTTGTCACAAATATATTCCATTAGGTTCAAACATTCAAGTTTCAATTGCTTAAATACCTCGTACAGCAGTAACAGATGGCGAGATTTACGAGATTAAGAGTAATAGAGTCACTAGTATTATTAGACGATTTGAACGCTGCATACGTCCTTAAAATGAGCCATTTTAAGCCTCATAGTGACACGTTAACATGAAATAATACAGTTGTTCATCTAGGTATATAAAATTCAACTGTGAAGCTCTGAGTACTGTCTACGTGCATGTTGTACTCATAAAAATACCCCCGATAATCGAATATCGAGGGTAACTCTTTCTCATAGAGATGAACTTAACTAACAAAACAAACACCAATTTAAACAGCACAACTACTTCTTACTTGAAGAGCTAGACTTAGGTCTATCATATCTATTCTTATTCTCTTTAGCAATAGCTAGATCATTCTGTCTATCGAGAGCATGATCAATAAAATCAAGATTCTTAGCTCTACGAGATTCAGCAAGTTCTTGTTCTTTAAGAGATAACTCTCTCTGTTTCTCTACGGGGGAAGTTCCGGTTTGACTTGAATTACCAATACTAGCCATAGCTGCTTCAACATCCATACCTTTAGCTTGAAGAGCGAAATATTGTTTAACTTCCTCAGTAAGTCTATCTTGTTCTCCTTTAGCAGCTATAAGTTCAAGAGCTTCTCTATGTTTCTGTTCTTCTAGTTGTTGGTCTAGTTGACGAAGAGATTCTTCGTTCTTTTGACGAAGTTCTTGATAACGTTCAACAGCTATTTTAAGAGCAGGAACATTACCGGAAGTAATAGCAGCAAGTGCCATATCTAAATCTCCATTTTGAGCAGCACTGAAAGCCCAGTTCTTTAATTGCTCATAGTTCTCAGTTTCTTTATCAGAGTTCTTAGCTTTAATAAGATATTGACCATAAGAATGAGCATTAACATTAAGAGAGATGTATTTACGATTACGAGATTTATCGAAGTAAGCAGTATCTAAACCATCAATCCAAGCATACTTAGAATTGTTTAGATCAATATCATATTCATCTTCACGGAACTTATCAAACATATAGTTAATAATAACTGTTCCCATAGAACCACGAGAAATAGCTTCTTCAGTTGTAGATTTACCTGCACTAGTAGCGATTTGTCCATAACGTTGAGGAGTCATATCAACCATCTCACGAGCACTATTCTTAATAGATTCAATAAGATTAGTCATTTCAGTTATATAGCCACTAATATTTGCATCGAGCATACGAATTTGTTGAGCTTTCAAACTATTCATATCTTCACTATCATCGTAAGCAAGAATACCTTCGGCAGCAAGATTATAAATAATTCTATCAGTTTCTTCGCCAGCACCAAGAAGAGACTTACCAATAAGAAGAGCAAACATCTTATTCTTAGCAATCATCATCTCTCTATGATAAGAGAAGATATTAATAAGAATTTGAAAAGGAGTAAGTATCTCAACAACACTAAACTTACCCATCATAGGAATTGGTTCAACAAGACCAGTATAAGGAAGTTTAGGATCATCATCATTTTGGAATACAATAGGTTTAGCACCACCGGGATAAATACCATATTGTTTCATTCCAATTCGATAACCTTCATAGATTTGCTTCTTATAAATAGTTTCGATATTAAGATGTCCAAGTTCAGCATTAAATTCAAAGTCATCTGGAACAATCATTTGATCTTCAAATCCAATCTCATTAATATAATGAAGAACTTTAACTTCTGCATAACCTACCCAACAAGCATGCCAAACTTCTAGAAGATCGCCATTTTGTTCACGAACATCAACATTACCAGCAGTAAATAAAGCTCTATCTTCTTCGTCTAGTTCTTTACACTTTTCGGGAAAGAAATAAGTATAAGAGTTAAGATTAAAAGTTTTGCTAGGAACACCAGTGCCATTAACAGGATTATAATAATTAGTAATGAATTCAAGTTCTGTTTCAGTAAGATCATCTTTGAATTGATCTATTACTTGAGAATAAGACATTTGCAATCTTCTAGCAACCATGTCATAACCTGATACAAAGATAGCTCCATTAGGAACAGGAAACATTTCAGTAGTAGGAACTGTTTCCTTAATTACTTTCTTTCCTTTAACAGTATGATAACTATAACATTCTCCCGTTGTTATAAAGTTGAAATAAGCAATAGGAGCTTGAACATCTGTATTAGTAGTATCATCAATTACATCAATAAGTTGTTGAGCTTGAACACTAATCTCATCAATATAATTCTCAATGAATTCTTTTTCGAATTGCTCAGCATCAGCAGCAAGTTCTTGCGGATTAATTTGTTGAGTAGGTTGACCTTGAGCAGCAAGTTCTTCATTTTGAGCATTAGCTTCTTGAACTCGTCTTTGAAATTCTTCTTGAAATGCTAGAAGCGCTCGTTTAGTAATATCATTCTTAATGGCATTATCACGTGCCATAATGATGTCGGGATTATTAGCAGTAACTAAGAATTCATGTTGTTCTTTAGTGTATTCTGAAATATATCTACGAACAATATCATTAATGATATCAAGATTTCGCATAGTAGCAGGAAAACGAGTATAGATTTCCTTTGTAGCATTAAAAGGATTAAGAGTTTTACGATAGAACTCGTTAGGAATATTATTATGTAAAATCTCTAATAACTGCTCAGTCTTAGTTCTATCATTAGCACTAAGACCGGCAGCTATAACATAATCAATACAACGAGAACCCCAAGTATAATCCTTTTGAGAGTTGGGAATTCTCTGTTCGGGAAAATCACCAGCTCGATTATTAATTTTGAGATTAATAGTACTCATACAAATATAAGTTTTATGATTAGTATTATAACTACTAGAATCACATTACCTATGATTCCGCCAAGCAATGTAGCAATAATATCTAATATATCAAACTTTCCACCATATAATTTATCTTTGTATTCCATACCAACAGCAATACCTAACGTGAATATTATAGTTAGAAAACCTGTTAGTATTCCGTATTTAAAATGAAGCATACGGTTACTTACTTTCATCCATCCAAACATAATCATTATTATTAATAGTTTTAATATCTAGGTCTAGTCCAAAAATTATCTTCTTGAGTATCGACCTTTTTACGATGTTTCATTTCATTTTCAGCAAACTTATCATTAGCAGCCCATTCAATACCACGAACAATCATTTCTGATACACGGTCAAAGTTACCTGTTTCGTTCCATTTCTTTAATTCAAGAACAGAAGGATGATCATATATAGTATGAAGAACTAATAGTTCTTTTCCATCTGGACGTTTACCAACAACAGTATAAAGCATTTCTTTAAGCATTCGTAGACCGTCAAGTTTAACTTGATTATTACCTACGTTATAACCAATAGTAGTACTAATTTTATTCTTAATAGAAGTATCCCACAACCATACTGGATGACAACCTAAATAACGAAGAGCTTTCCATTTCTTAAAGTTACTAATAGTTTCGCCTCGGTTGGTTTCAACATTAGTAGTTCCAATACAATTATACATACGAGCTAAGTTATAACAAATTCTATCAGCTTCTTCAAGAGTATTAGGACGACCATAATAAGTAGCACAAAGTTTAGTTTTATATCCATTATAAATACATGGATTCATCCAAACTTTAATACTATTATGAGAGTGCTTATTAGTAATTTCGCCTTTGTCTTTATCAATACCAACAGGGTCATAACTTATACTATAAATTCCGGGAGGACAACCTTTGATCGGAGTGTTACTTTTCTTATCAGTATAAACAACACTAATAGGTCTAAAGAATATACGAATACAACCATGCGGATCTTCGTTACTATGACGAGGAACATTTTTAATATAATCAAAATAATCATGATTAAACTTAGCTCCTTCACGAGTAGCAATACGAGCATTAGACATAAACTCGAACTTCTCATTATCATATTCAACAAATGAACCATCAGTATAGAATTTATAATCATTACTAATACGAAGTTCTTGCTCCCATTCATCAAGTATTTCACTACTAAATATATTCTCAGTAACAGAACTAAAAGATTCAGCAGGCATATTAGCATACTGACCACAATAACTAATATACTTAGAGAATGATTTAGAATTCTTCTTCTCAGCAGCACGTTCTTCTTCTGCAATCTTAAATCCAAGAGCTACATCAGAATTACCATCTTTATCAAGAGAAGTAAGATTAGCAATAGAAGAATCTTCACTAATTTTATAACCTTCAAGACCCCAACAATAAGGTTTAAAATAACCACAAACAGAATCTCTACTATCTTTATCCCAAACATTTTCAAAAGGCATGAACGAACCCGATCTAGGATCATAGAAGTTTTGTTCGAATACAGCCCAACCTTTATTAGCTTTACCAGCAGTTCCCCAAGCATTTAAGAAACCAGTAAGTACAGAACCTGTTTTAAGTGTCGGAGTAGTAACGTCCATAAAGTCATCGAAGTTCTCGAATTCAGACATTTCCTCACACTTGATTTCTCCGGCATCTTTACCAACAGCAGCAGACGGATTGTTATTAGTTGACACTGATATACAAGCGCTATTCCAACTACTAGTATCTACAACTCCTGTACTTTGATCTTTAAAACCTAGAATAAAGTCACTTGAATCAATCTTAGCAATACCTCTAGCAAAAGGAGTATGACTTTCATAAAAGATAATCTGTTTCTTCATAAAGTCAGATAGACCACCAGATTGAATCAAGAACTTATTATCAGCAGCAGCATGAATAACAGAACGATTTGGAACTAGATTTATATAATTAGCAGAACCAATAGCTTCCATATAACTAAAACCACCACGACGAGTTTTATCGTTAATAAGAAAGAAACCGTTGTCTTTACAAAACTGTTTAATAATAAAGTACCACCATTGACAGTCAATAAAACGAGGAAAGCCTAGAATCTTCTTACCAGTAACTTTACCTTTTTCTATTCTAAGAGTTTTAGTATCTAGTTTAAGGATACGTCCATAGTTAATAAAATTATAATGCTCGCCTGTAATATATAAATCTTCAACTTCACCAGTTTCAGTATTTAGTTTACAAGGAGCTTTATAACCTACCATTCTACGAATAGTTTCCTGCTTACGAAAGTTAATATGAGGAATACTATCTTCATTAAATAGTGTGTATTTTCCTCCATTCTTTTCAAACTCATTAGCAGCAGGAGTAAGCAAATGAGTATTAACGAATCTATACTTTGGATTAATATTAAGAAGAAATCCTCCCGATTCACCTATAAGGAATGAATCAGTAGGATCATGATAACCATTATCTTTAGCATGTAGATAATGAGATTTATCTTCATTTATATAATTCCAAAATGGATACTCGCGTAATTCCATATTTCATTTTATTTAATAAGCATTGCAGCAACAATAGTTATAATAGTTCCAAAACCAATAGCTACATTACGTTGCTTTTTATATTTCTTAGATTTATATTGTTCATCAGAAAGACTATCAATAGCATTATTAGCAACAGTAGATATTCTACGAATCTCAAACTTTTGTCTAGCTATAATACTATCAGCAAATATACAATCTTGAACTTTAAGTTCATAAGCAGCTTTAAAAGTTTCATATTGAGACTTATATTCATCATATAGAATTAACTTTGCATTAGCTATTTTAATAATGTCTTTATTAAGACTTATTGAATCCACCCCCGTAAAGGAATGTGAAACTAGAGAATCTACTTCACTCTCCATTCGCTTCAATCTATCTTCCGACTGGCTTTGAGCACAACTCAATGAACTTCCGAACAATAGCAACACTATCACTATCGACAACAGCTTTATGTAGTTCTTCTTCATTCTTTGTATTATTAGCGTTATTAATAAAGATAGTATCAATAAGTTTAGCAATACTATCACGTTTGTTACTTTCAACGTAAACAGTGTCTACTTTGACATAAGAAATTTCTACACCTTTCTTATCGTTATTTAATAATTTTAGCAACCAAATGGCTACAACTAGTATTACTATAACTATCAATACTATCTTTAGTGTCTTCATCTCAACAAATCTTTTTCTTCAAGTAGAGTATAAGTAAATCTATCTCCCCAAATAGGAGTAGCAAGAGTAACAAGATTCATTAGTTCGTTAAAGTCAAAACTACGAGCTAGAACTTGACAACCAGCAGACCAACCATCTACAACAACACTAGAATCTCCGGCTTTATGAATATTAATTCCAAACATTCCTTCTTCAATAGTCTCAGGATTAAAATCAAGATAATAATCTTTATTATTATCACGATAAACTTTAACAGGTTTATGTTGAACGAGAGCTTTATATTGTCCTTTATGATAACCAACTTTCCAAGCACCACGATATTGACCGGGAACTAGAATAGCACAACCTTTAATGTTAACAGGATTAGCAAGACTTTTATAGCCGGGATCTGTTGTACAAGGAAATATAGGACAGAACTTATTACCTTTCTTATTCCAATATTCAATAATGAATGCATCGTTGAATTCATTACTATGATCAGCAGAACGAACTCCGATAAGATTAAGGTTATAATCACCATTAACAAAATAGGAATAACCTTTAGCTTCTAATGTCTTTTTCCAATCTGTTTTAAGACATTTATTAATTAATTCATCATTATATTTACTCATGATGCGAATAGATTTAATTGTTTCTTTTGAGTACCGTGAATAGATTGATAACGACTATGAAATATAGCATTAACTTCATTATCCATTCGATTTATCTTATACCATTTAGCAGACTCTTGTTTAGTAGTATCAATATGAAATCCGTCACTGAATCTTTGAGGACGACCATATTGATTAAGAACAAAAGGAATTTCAATATGACAAAGAGCTAAACCTCTACAAGGAAGACCAGTAATAAGAGATACCATTCGAGAATAGATATTAAGCTGTAAGCTATAAGTATTTCCATTACAATTAGAAAGATGTCCAAGAGGAGGAAGCATAGTATCGTCTGGCTTACTTACCCATTCATTTGTTTCTTGATTAGGACGAACAGTTTTATCTTTACGATAATAACCTGCTTCAAAACGTAATCCAGTACGATTGGTTTTCCAATCTAGAATAACAAAACCATCTTCACGAATAGGAAGAATATCAATAGTTCCACTAATAAGATAGTCAGGAAGAAAAGCACCGATTTCAGAATATATCTTATAATCTCTATCAGTATAGTATTTAAAGACTTCGTATATCTCCGGATATTTATTTTCAGTATGATCTATAAATTCATCAACATCTAATAGTTTAACATGATCGTCTATAACATCTAAATCAGCAACAGTAGTCATTTGAGTACTAGCAGATTTATTAAGATATTTAATAGCATTAAAGAACTTACTGTTTTTACGTATTCCATCTTCAAAGTTATTATGATAGACATTACCCATATCACAAGCATTGTCACGAATAGTATCCCATTCCTTCTTAATTAATTTAGCAGAAGTACCAAGTTCTTTGGCTTTATATCTAGCCCAGTAATCAGTTTCAAACTTAGGAACGTAATCATGAATAAGAGTAGTAACACTCTTATAAGAGTTACCACAACTATCAGTGTACTTATGAGTTGGTTCATCAAAGAACAACTTCGTCTGCTTGTATTTCGGTGCTATCTGTATCATTATTTTGTTAGTTCATATGTTTGTACTTCCCCCGTAAAGGAACTTCTAGTATTAGTTTGCGTTAGCCCTAATCTAACTCTCTCGGCTTCAGCTTGAGCTTCAATATCAGCAGCATCAGTAGCTAGCATACTAGTAGTAATTGTTTTACCACCACGAGCTTTACGTTGTTGATTATCTAGCATAACAGCTTGCTTAGCTTCATTAAGAGTTTTAAGTTGGTTAGGAAGGAGATTAATAATAGTACTTAGCTTATTGATATAATCAATAACAACTAGAGTATCTTCGTCTTTAAGCCCACCGTGCATCTTAATAGATAATTGTTCAGATATAAAGTTAGCTGCAAGATTAGCATTATGAAGAGCGCGAGATGCACTATTAAGAGCTTCCTCAGCAGGTGTCCAACCTTTCTTATATTCATCAATGATTCGATTAATAAGTTCATCCGGTTCCCAATTAGCATCAAGACCATAATTACTCTTAGCAACAACAAGAGCTTCGGGACGACTATAACCCATTTGATTAGGAGGAGACTTAGGATCAGCTACATAATAGATAACTCCAACTTCTTGAATGTATTTACTTTTAGTAGGAGTTTTATCTCTAATATAAAGCTCTCTAACATCTTTATCTTGAATCTGACGAATGTTAGGAGCAAATGGAATACCTTGCTCATTAACAGCAAGCATTCGAGTTATATCTAAAGGAGCAACTTCAATCATAATTCGATAGTTTGAGAAGCATAATAATCAAGAGTATCATGAGCACCCATATGAGCATAGAGATAAAAATATAATCTAAACCATCTATCAGAACGGAATCTTTTAAGGATTCTATCAGCGTGATTTCTATTAAGTCTAATAGTTCTATTAATAATAATAGTACGACTACGAAAACCACGTCTAACTTTAAATCGTTCACGAAGAAGATTCTTTTTAAACTCCATGTACTCTTCACGACTCATTGTATCTCTATGGACTTTCATCACATGTTGATGTTCAATAGCATCTAGCTTTCCTTCATTAGGAACAAAAGCTCCGAAGTATGGAATAGAAACACGACCTAATTCAGCACAACGAGCTACAACTTGACGTTCAACACTTTCGATAATATCTTCAAGTATTTCACCATCAGTGATACTAGTTCGTATCGTAGCAATGATATCTTCTCTACGAACTAGTAAATCACGTTTTTCATTTAGGTCAATAGTAGGCATTATAATCCGAGCAAATTAGAAGCTACAATAAACTTATTAAATGGAGAATTCTCTGGAATACCTTCATCGCTATTATGACCAATAATATCAGTAATACGAATGATTTTATAGTCAACACAAGTAACAGTTTGAATAATAGTAGTATCTAACTTAGGAAGAGTATGACTAGTAGTATCAAGAGTTCTAATGACAGAAGCAGCTGCACTTTGTCCAACTTTACCAAAGATAGTTCCTCGTTTAATACTCATAGAAAGATCTTTATCAGTATTAATAAACTTACGGATATGACCAATAGACAATTCGTTCTTACGAGTATTACAATCAATACCGTTAAACAAATCACTAGGAGCAGCAAAAATAAAACGATTAACAGGAGTTTTATCGTTATCGTTCTCATCTGCATAATTAGCTTTAATAAGAACAGCTTTAGTATTAGCAAGACCTTTGTTATTAGTATCAATAAGGTCTACTAAAGGAGCAGTAGTTATAAGAGCAATAAGAGCATAATGCTTGCGAAGTTCAATATGTTCAACACAAGAACTAACATAATCAAATCCAATTTCATGAACTGATTGAGGAAGTCTAAAAGTCTCTTTAGTAGAGTTGTTAACTAGATTAAGCATAACTACAATAGTTTAAATGAATATTAAGTTTACCAGTACTAACAACAGTAGTATTAACACCAGTAGTAACAGTGCAAACATAAAGATTATAATCGGATTTAGTAGTAGAATTATAGTTAAAAGTAGTTAAGTATAGGCATATTCACTTCCGTACCTTAGTGTAAATGCGCATACGTGCGCATGTTCTAGGTGTACGCACACGTGTACGTGCGTACATTATATACACGCGCGTATATAAGTAATGTACGTGTGCGCACAAATAAGTATCAATTATTATATGAAATATAATAATTGATAGATATAATATATTTATAATATATTATACTAGTACCCACGCTGCATAGTATAGAGGCGGTTGTCGATACTACTGTTGAAGATATTGCAGAAGGTATTGAAGTCTGTACTGCAAAATGTATTGAAGTTTGTACTGTTGCAGATACTACTGAAACTATTGTTGTAACTACTAGTCGAGCTATTGTTGTAACTATTGTTGCAACTATTGCAATTACTATTAGAGGGAGTCTTGTTTATGTCCACCCCCGTAAAGGAGCGTCAATTGCTAAAACTCCTCGTACTCCTATTGAATCTAGTTCTGATCTACCTTCCATTGACTGTGCTGAAATTACTACTCAAATTACTACTCAAGCTATTGTTATATCTACTAGTGGAGTTAGTAGCAATCTAACATTCACATTCCTTTACGGGGGTGGTGACAGCTAGGCTCCATCTACTATTTAAATAGTTTGTTCTCGAAGAGAATAGACTATTGCTATTGCAGATAGAGTTCTAGTTATTGCAAATTGAATTAGAATTAGTATTGAATTAACTGTTGCAAGAGGTATTATTATCCAAAGAGTTGTTCTCGAAGAGAATAGTTCTTTGTTGTTCTAAGAGAGGCTTTTAGTGCTAGAGGTGCTAGAGGTGCTAGAAGAAGTAGTAGAATTACTATTGTAGAGAAGGATATAGAAAGTATTAGAGAAAGTATTAGAGAAAGTATTAATCTAGGTGCTTAGGAAATAAAATAAAATTTTTTAGCGAGTGTATTGTTATGATCGCGCAGCTCCTACCACAGACCCCCGCCCATCCAACTACTTATTGAACTCCCCCTGTCAGACCGAATGACCTTAAACATATTGCTGTTAATATTATTAATTAAATTATTAATCATTATGAAAGATGTAAGGTTTATCTTGTGGTTATCATTGTTCCTAGTAGGTGCAATGTCTGCTATTGTTGTCTCATGTGTTGATACTAGTGCTGATAGTGCTAGTCCAACTACTGCTAGTAGCTATGTTATCCCTGATTACATAGATGATATTAGATCATTATCATTAGGTGAAGTACATAGTATTACTACGTATCTTATCAGTAGTGATGATTTTGCTACTGTTGTTCTTACTGATGGTACAGAATGTTATTGTGATCAAGCTATTGCTCGTGATCTTCGTGATGCTATTGATGGAGCTAATGACAAGGAGTTTGAAATCTGGACGAATAACGATAATGAACATGAGATTGTATGTATTAATTGAGCGATTGACATTGTTACGTGGTGTAGCAATGTCAATCTTATATATGCTAATGGGTGTGATTAAATATTCACAAACATACGATTGCTCCGATTTGATACTGTTACTAGGAATACTCAAAGGATTCGCTATATTCAAGAGCGATGCAGAGGATTACTTAGGATTGTAAACTTAACAACGATACAGTCAAACCGATTGACATTAAACATATTGAGTGTCAAACCGATTGACATTAAACATATTGCATTATTTTATTATAAACATTAAAAACATTTGAAACCATGAGTAAAGAAAAAGAAACTGTTGTTAGTGAAGTTGTAGTAGCTGACAATACTGTTGTAACTGCTGAAGACGTTGTTAAAAAAGCTATTGATGATGCTACTAAAGTAGCTGAAGATGCTCCTGCTGCCGAACTACTACCATTGTCGGCTTATTGGGGTAAGGATGCAGATACTGTTACAGACCTTATGTTAGGTCGTAGCGACGTTACTAATCATGCTAATTGCATTATTACTAATGTCGTTGATCGTGATAGTGATAATGGTTTTATGACCATTGTTGTTTCTAAGGGTCTGCCACAGTATGTTCTTAATGCAGATACTGGTGAGTATGAGTTGAGTACTACTCGTAATATCTTTACCAGTCGCATTCAGATTGCAGCTATACTGAAAGGTATGAATGAGACAGTGCTCGCCAAGATTGTCGAAACTGCACCGTTCATGGTTGTCGTATCGGTATTAGAAGGCGCTCGCATATCAGTGATGTCTAGACTACTCGCTGCCGGTGAGCAATACATCAATCCGTATGCGTCTAAAGCACCTGCCGAAGTTCATGTTACCGAACATGATCGTATCGAGTTCTTCCCATACGAGCTTAAACTTGGCAACAAGTTCACCGCTTTGGAGAAGATACAGCTTGCAATGATGTTCAAGTAGGAGTTAGTAATGCTAGTGGGACAGATAGTCCTGCTAGCATTAAAGCTGTCAGTGCTATTCAGCGTGTTTACACAGATACTATTGCTACGTGTTAAAAAGATACTCTTGCTGTCATCCGACTTGTGTTCGTTGTCCGGCAAAGCCATCTGGCAAAGTTATCACGATCGAGACCGACATAGGACAACTGATAAGCTACTTATAACAACTGATAAACCAATTCATCATGTACACTACTAAAGACATCAAATCAATAACTGTCCAATCAGTCTATCTTATAATCATTCGAATGAATGATAATAAGAGCTATATAATAGATGCTCAAGAGCTTGTTGATATAATTAATAAGGAGTTATACTTGAAAAAGTGTAGAAAATCTAGAGTTAGTGCTAGAGTTGATGACGATCTAAAAGCTAGATTAGATGGCTATGAGAGTGAAATAAGAGGTAGAATGAGTAAGTGTAGAGGTAAAAGTGAAGGTAATAGTGAACTTAGGAGCAAGTTTAGTGCTGGTGAACTAGATACTATTGATAAAATTGTAGATGAAATAGAGAAGTTTAAAGAGATTATTGGAGGTAAGTGTGATCAAGGTAGTGATTTAGGTGCTGCCGAAGCCGCTCATATTCCTCCTCCTCAAGCTACTCAACTTCCTACTCAAGTAGTTAGCCTTCCTCTGTCTCCCTTAGAGTCTAAAGTCTCCGACTTTATCTCTAACTCTTTTTCATCTAATTCTCCCAACAGTCCCAATCCAACTGATAACTCAATTGACAATCCTATTGTCATTGATATCATTGATAGTGTTAATAGTACTCCTAATAGTACTCCTAATAATACTCCTATTAGCAATTCTAGTAATACTCCTACTATCTCTGATTGTATTAACACTATTAACACTGACGTTAACACTATTAACACTGGCAACAATAGTTCTAATAGTTATTATTGTAAGATTGATAATAATATTAGTAGCTCTTGTTGCAATAATGATAATCCTAGTATCTCCGATACTACTCATATCAAAACAGCCAATAGTAGTTCTAAGAGAGTCAATAGTAGTGCTAACAGTACTAATAGGTTTAATAGGTTTAAGAGATTCATTAAGACAATTAAGTCTATATTTAAAACTACTCGTTACAACTGATAAATTTAATTCTTAACAATTTACAATTTATGGAAGATATTACAATTACTCAAGACCAACTATTCGATGCTATTAAGAGAACAATGTCTTTTAGCAAAGAATATGCTATTGAAAAGTTAGATACTGATGGAAACTTTATTGTTTTCATTAACGGAGACTTTACTAATTTCTTTATTCTACGTAAGTCTATAGTTGATTATATAGCTACTAAATCTAGTGTTTATGCTAATCTTCAAGATTCTTATAATAAGTTTGTTGAAAGTGCTAAAGAACGTGCTAAAGAACTAATTAATCGTGAAGATGAGATTAAGTCATTAAAAGAAGAACTTAAAGTATTAAGAGAAGAAAAGAAGTGCAAGTCTTATGTAGTTGCTAAAGCTAATTATGATGAACTTTATAAGAACCATGAAGACCTTATTAGTGATCATAATAAAGTTATTGATGAATATAAGGGTCTTCAAACAAATTATATTGATCTTAAACATGAGTATGAAGAAATTCTTAAAGAACATGATTCTTATAAGAATGATATAGAACTTCTTAGAACTGCTAATAAGAATCTTCGAGCAGATAATGAGAACTATTATGGTATTAAGTCTCAGTACGATCAACTTATTGTTAGTTATAATCAGCTTGAATCTAACTATAAATATGTTCTTAGTCGAAATGAAGAACTTAATAGTATAGTTAAACATAATAACACTGAGATTACAGTTCTAAGAGATACTGTTGAACAACTTCGTGCTAAGATTAAAACTCAAGATGCTATAATTGAGATAAATAAAGAGAAGATTGAAAAACAAGATAAAGAAATTCAATCATATAAGAATATTAATAAACAAAGTAAATCTGATCTATGACAAGTTTCGATAATTACTTCATAAAAGTAATGTTAATGTTCATTGCTTTTATTACTATCTGGAATATGCTTCGATCTCATACTAAACTTAGTAATATTCATTGTTTTATTATAGCTATTATAGCTGTTACTTTTACTTCTATTTGTTCAATTATTACTTATAACATTATTCTATCATGAAGATATTACAAAACTCCGATAAGCAACTAGTCGTTGCTATGAAAGATTCTATTACTATACTATCTGATGATAAAACTCTTGTTTCTGTTGACAAAGAGATTGTTTGTGCTGCTGCTAATACTCTTGGTATTCTTGACGACCTTAAAGAACAAATTCGTTATTATAATGACGAACTTAATAAGATTTATGAAGCTGATCGAAATTTAAATGTTCAACTAAAAAACTATAAAGTTGAAATTAGAAATCTTAAAGACAATCTTGATCAAGTAAATGATCTATGTGAAGAAAGAGAACGTATTATCAATGAGTGTAATCAAAAGATTATTGATTATGAAGCAATCATCAAAGACTTAAAGAAGGCGAACGAGTATTATATTCGTAAAGAGAATTGTGCCACCCCCGTAAAGGAGTGTGATGATCATGATAGCTCTTATCCACCTACTAAAGTTAAGTAATCTTAATAAAGCTCTTAATCCTTAGCATTATCTAAATATTATTCATATACTTGTGCATTATTAAATACTACGAGTTATGGAAGATTATTTAGATGGTGCTATTGGATTTCCTATTTGTGCATTAGGTACTGATGTTGATTATCTCGATTGTGAGATAGCCGACAAATGGAATCGTGGTGAAACTCTATCTGAATGTAATCAAGATTTAGATTTGGATATAGAAAATATTGAAGATTAACTATTAAATAATAATATTATGGCAGATATTTTAGAAGCTAAACGTCCAACTATTGCTCAGTGTAAAGCTGAGATTATTATTCTTCGTAACCGTAACTCTGAATTAAACACTACTCTTCATAGTGCTAAAATAACAAGTGAACAGTTACGTATGTCTAATCAATCTTACGAATGTCGTATTCGTAATCTTGAAGAAGATATTAACAGACTTCGTAATCGTAATGCTGACCTCGGTAATAAACTAGGAATGAAAGATGCTAAAAGGCTTTATACTACTGTTGGTATTGTAGGTTTTGCTTTCATTCTTGGATTTGTACTTGGTATTCTCATTAAACTCTAACCAGTTTGTTTTATTTATACGCTAGTTAATGCAATTGAAAATACGTCTTGTCAAAGGGTTTTGAAATCTTTTAATTTATGAATTAATTAGCCAATGCTATTAATATTGATAGACTGTGAAGTTAGTCAGTATTGATAGCATTTTTTAATTTAAAACTTTATAATATGGAATTAAATATACTTGAAGGTCTTATTGTTACTTCTAAGAATCTTCTAAATGGTTATATAGTAGCTAATGGAGGGTATGAAAGTATCAATATTTCAACTCTTCGTAAAGCTGTTGATAATATGAGTTCTAATCCTCATTATAATAATCCTAAAGATCATAAGATGATATTTAGTAATTATCTATTTATTATTAGTAAGATTGCTAGTATTATAAATGAAGATATTACTGAATATCTTAAAAGCGAATTATCATAATTTCTGTTCTATTAATTATGTATATGTATTATACACTAAGATTCAGTCATAGTAACACGGTCTGTGAAGATAGTGTTATTTTTAAATGAACATACTGATGATGACTTATTAAGTTGAAACATTATTCGAGTAATCGTTGAAGTAAGGGAAATCCTCTTCGTAAAATGTCTATGTTTAGTTATATTTTCCTTAGATTAAACTGTTTAAGGTTACTAGTAATACAGTTCGTGAGAATAGTATTGTCTATTTTATCCCATCGGAGTAGAAGCGTCTACTCCTTTTTTATTGATTATTCATTTAAATCATTATATATGAAAACAACTCATAAACAAATGTTGAAGTTTCTATTGATCATTCAAAGATTAGTTAGGAAACATTGTACTGATCTTCACTTTTCAGTTTCTACTCAATTTAAAGAATCTGAAAGAGTTCTTAGTTATATTAGTGTTCATGTTACTATATATAATTTTAATAGTAATACTATTAAATATAGTAGATTCTTTTCATTCTATATTGTTGATAATATTGAGGAAAATAATATTGTTCTTTATAATTTAAGGAACTATATTCATATGGAAGTAGCAACTATTAATAATCTAAGAGAGAAAGTCAAACGAGATTCTCTTACGGGGGAAGTATAAACAATCTATTATTATTAATTATTTAAAACAAACTGGTATGATTAAAAAAAGAATTAGAATTGGTCGTAGTGAAAGACTTTATAGTCTAGTAGCTTTTACACTTAACACTGTTAATGCTGTTAAGTTGTTGCAAATCGAATCACGTAGAAGAATATCGACTTATGGCAAAGCAGATAGAATTTAATATAGATGGCGAAGGTAGAATAGAAACTACTTTCGCTAATTGTATTATATGTGGTAATAAATCTATTAGTATAGGTTCTACTAACTATAATATATGTCCTGAATGTACTGAAGTTCTAGAATCTGGTAAAAACTGTCTTGTTATTGAAGATCTTTATCATGATGAACAAAAGGTAATAGGTGGTAGAGCTATGATTCTTGAATCTGCTGCTATCAAAGCTAAGTCTGCTGTTGTTGTAATGTCTAAGAAGGAATTCGAGCATTTATATAAAATCTATATGTCTAAAATGAATTAGTTATGGAAATAAATCTCTCTGACTATATTTATCCAGATGGAGTAATAGATGTTCGTGTTGATGAATATAAAGCTGTTATTAGTAATGATTTTGCCAATGATAAATATTGTATTATAATTACTGAAGCAGTTCCTCATTTAATGGCTAGAACATTCGAAATACCTTGTATTATTGATCCTTCTGCTGTTGATATTAAAGGCTATAAAATAGCTAGTGTTTATCCTCGTGTTGGAACATTTATTATTAATTGGAATAAACTTAAAAAGATAAAATAATGAAATTCAATTTTACTCCTGTTAATGAAAAGAATAAAGTTGCTCGTGAACGAGTTGTTGAGAAACTCGTTGATGGTACTATTATTCTTGATGGTAATACTTACAGATTTAAAAATGTAGGTGGTACTATGGTTCTTCCACTAACAAGACGTTCGTATTCTTGCGAAGGATTTCGTACAATATTCGCTAAGTTCTTAGATAAGAATGGCAAGAATATTAAAATAATACGTAGTAATGGTTTTAGTGCTCCTAAATGTTATATTCCATTTAAGCCGGGAATTAAAGTTCGTGGTTATATTCGTATTGAAGATAATATCCAAAAATTTGATTTAAGAGATAATGGATTTAACTAAATATACTGATGCTAATAAAAGCAGTAGTGTAATAGCTTCCTTTACCAAAGATCAACTTAACGCCTATACTCATTTAATTGATTTCATTAATCGTGGATTCGATGAAAATGATTATAGGCGTGCTCTTATTGGTAGTGCTGGAACAGGTAAAACTTATATGATTAAAGAAGTTATTAATAAATGTAATCTCTCTAATTCTACAATAGGTTTAGCTGCTCCAACACATAAAGCTGCTAGAGTTTTAAGTAATTCTACTAATATTAAAACTTCTACTATTGCTAGTGATTTAGGTTTTAGATTAAATACTGATCTTGAAGATTTTGACATTAATAATCCTCCTTTTGATCCATTAGGTGAAAAGAAGATTAAAGGCTATCGTCTTTATATTATTGATGAAGCATCTATGATTGGTAGAAGTCTTAAAACTTATATTGAGAAAGAATGCAAAGAAAACGGATGTATGATTATCTATATGGGAGATAGTTCTCAACTTCCTCCTGTTAAAGAAACAATCAGTCCTTGTCTACGTGGTATTAAATACTATGAACTTAATCAAATTGTTAGACAAGAAGAAGACAATCCTGTTAGTTATTTGTTAAAGCTACTTAGATACGATATTCAACATAAAACTTGGAAGTTCTTAGAACATATTAATGCTAATAGATTTAAATTCGATTTAAGTGAATCAAAAGGTTATTATACTTGTGGCTTAAATGAGTTTCAATCATTAGTTATTGATGGTTTTAATAATGAAGAGTTTACAACTAATGTTGATACTTGTCGTCTTGTAGCTTATACAAATAAAGCAGTTAGTGATTGGAATAAGTTTATTAGAACTAATATAATTCAAGATTCAGATCGTGCGGCACTTACTCGTAATGATTTGATATTGTCTTATGTTACTCTTGTAAATGAATTCAATGAAGCAGTCATTACTAATTCAGAAGATTATATAATTAAGAACATTGCTAACTTCACAAATAAAGATGGTATTAAAGGATTCACTGTTAAGTTCGTTAAGATTAATGGTGGAGAATCTACTAAACCTTTGTTTGTTGTAGATCATAATGATAGAGCAAATATTCTTCTTTATTATAAACTTTGTAATGAATTTATAGATGCTGCTAAATCTGCTCCTGCTAGTTCTCGTCGTGCTCGTTGGAAACTATATTATGAATTTAAAGAACGTAATCTTCTTCTTGCTAATATACTTGATAAGTATGGTAAGATTAAATTCTATCGTGATTTAGATTATGGTTTCGCTATTACTTCACATAAAGCTCAAGGTAGTACTTTCAAAGATGTCTATGTAGATATTAATGATATTGTCTTTATGGCTAACGGTAGTCCATATGGTGATATTGATAATACTCTTCGTAGATTATATACTGCTTGTAGTCGTTGTAAAAACAGATTATTCTTATGTTATGGGTGGTAGATATTGTGAAGATTGTGCTTATCAAGTAATTAATGAGAAGAACCATTATATAAAAGGAATAGGTAATAAACAAAGTAATAAGATAATTGTATTTCCTCATCTTGGTGTTAGTGATAAAACTATTATTAATAGTGAAGCATTCAAACAAATTAGCGAGTTATATAATACTCTCTTTGATAGAAATATCTTAGATGATTATTATATAACTTGTTTTGTTAAATGTCCTATTAGTATTAAACATCCTATTGATGTTATGACTAAAGCAAGATGTTATAACTATCTTCGTGAAGAAGTTACTAATAACAAATATAATATTCTTATTCTTCTAGGTAATGCTTGTTCTTTAATTAATGTTCGTCCTCATTCGACTAATAACGTATATCGTAATTGCACAGGTCATTATGTCTTTGTTAATTATAGTCCTTTTGTTATTCGTTATGATCTTCTTAAAGATTCTTATATATCAAAATTTACTAGTATCTTTAAAGCTATCGCATATAACAACTTAAAAGAATTTATAATTAAAGACTTATGAAAGCCCTTGCTTATGATATTGAAGTTACTCGTAATTACTTCGGTGTTTGTTTCGTTGACTTAAATCATTATCTCGAAGTATTTAAAGATTGTGTTGATGATAAACAAGAAGCAATTCCTCTTATAGATAAGTTATCTGTTACTGAAATCAAGAACCGATTAGCTACTGTTAAACGTTATAGATTTAGTATTTTTGAAGATGATGATTCAGAATTATATCCTTTATTAAACTGGCTACAATACGAAGCTGATTACTTTGGTTATAATAATAATAAGTATGACCGTCTTATGTTAAGTGCTCTTCTTATGTATTATAATCAGTTTGATAAACCTAGTAAACTTATTGAGTTTCTATATGATACATCACAAAGAATTATTCGTAATTCAGATAATGATGTTCTATGGCAAGATAACTTTACTAATATGTTGATGAAGAATCGTCTTAACTTTCGTGATTTAGATCTTTTCCAAATCTTTAGATTAGATCATTTTCATAAGAGTTTAAAACAAACTTCTATTAATATTAAATGGTATAATCTTCTTGAATATCATATGCCTCCTATTAGTGAACTTGATGTTGACTATTACTATCGACTAACAGAAAATAGAGGTCTTTCTATCGAACAATTAAATAGATTATATCGTAACTCTTTTGAACGTTATCTTCATCCTGCTTGGAAAAAGGAAATGGAAGAGTATAACGATAATGATGTATTCATTTGTTGTGAGCTAGTTCGTATGAATCAAGAAGAGATTCGTTTAAGATATATGATTAGTAAGGAATATGAAATTAACGTTCTTTCTGCTAGTCGTAGTACAATTGCTGATAAAGTTATTGTTAAACTATATAGTAAGTTTACTGGTCTTCATCCTAAACGATTCATTGATACTAAAACTATCCGGAGAAAAATAGAAGTTTCCGAAATCTTGTCAGATAAGATTCAATTTTTAAGCCCGCAGTTGAACGATCTACTTCAATCCTTACGTTCCCTTGTCCTTAGGGGAGAAAAGGGCGAATTCGAGCGCACATTCACTTATGCAGGCACTTCCTACACCCTCGCAACTGGCGGTTTGCATTCTAATGAAATACCTGCTATTTATGTTGCAGATGATAAACAAACTATTGTTGATAGGGATGTAACTAGTTATTATCCGAATCTTATTCGTAGTCTTAAAGTATGTCAGAAACACCTTAATCCTAAAGCATGGTTTCGTATTGCTGATACTATTGTTGATGAAAGAACTGAACACAAGCATCTTGCAAAAGATAAAAGTCTTAGTCTTATTCAACAAATTAAGCATTTTACTGCTGCTGCTTGTCTAAAGATTGTAGCTAATGCTGGAATCTTTGGCAAAATGGGTAGTGAGAAATCATTTCTTTGTGATAAGAAAGCGATGTATAAAGTTACTATTAATGGACAATTGTTTCTATTGATGCTAATTGAAAGACTAGAAGATGCCGGAATTCATGTGATAAGTGCTAATACGGATGGTATCGTAACTATTGTTCCTAAAGGTCTTGAAGAAACTGCTGATAATATTTGTCATTGGTGGGAAAAACATCTTGGTCTTGAACTTGAATTTACTAGTTATAGCAAATATATTACTGAAGGTGTTAATAGTTATCTAACTGTTAAAACTGATGGTAAGAAGAAGTTTAAAGGTAGAATGAATCCTAAGATGTATCTAGAAGATTTATCTAAAGGTTATAATTCTCCTATTGTAGCTAAAGCTGTAACTGAGTATTTTATTAATGGAACACCTGTTATGGAAACTCTTCGTAATAGTAAATCTATTCTTGATTTTTGTCGTACTCAAAACGTTAATCGTAAGTATTATATTGAATATACTCATGTTGTTGATCATAAAATGGTTGTTGAAGAGGTTCAAAGAAATACTAGGTTCTACGTTTCTCTTACGGGGGGGTCGCTAATGAAGGTAGAAGTACTAGGTTGGGATGAAAATAATCAACCTAAACTTAAAAAAAGTTCTCTCTGTGCTGGTCAACGAGTTACTGTATGTAATCTTGTTGAAGATAAGGATATATCTGAACTAAATATTAATTATCTATATTATTATAATGAATGTATGGCTATTATTGAACCTATTGAACAATCACGTAATAATAAAGGTAAAGGCAAACGTTTAGTGAAGAAATATTATGGAATGCGAAATACATTATTTGATTAATTATGGAAAGCAATAAACTAACTGTTGAAGAATTTGCTCGTAAGAATCTTGGTAAATCTTTTAAAACATTTGATAAAGATTATATTATTCCTTTTGAAGCAGAAGCTATGATTGTAGGTTATAGTTCTTTTAAACAACTCCTTATTTGTTCTGTTACAGAATGTGGTGGTTGGAGACGTTTTGATGAAGATGATATACTTCTTGTTCATAGTCCTCTTAATTATAGTTATTTTTATATGGCTCATACTGAACTTATTGCTAAAAATTTATTATGATAAATGTTGAACAGATATGTAGTCTTAATCTTGGTAAAGAGATTGACTATGGAGATCATAAAGTTATAGTTGTAGGTTATAATACAGAATATAATTTTATTATATGTTCTTCTACTAAAGATGATGGTTGGAATGAATTAATAGATTCAGATATTATTCTTATTCAAAGTCCTCTTAACGTTTCGTTTTTCTATATTGCACCAAATTATGAACATTATCGAATGCAACTACAATTACCATGAAAAACAATGTAGAAGAAATATATAATGAAGCTGCTGATAAATGGCGTAACGCTTCTGGTGTTGGAAGTATTGTTTTAACGCAGCCATTAGATATTATTAAACTTGCTGTTCATATCTTAGATAAGATGATTGTAAAATCACCTAATCTATTGGTTATGATAATATGTGAAAACCTAACTGATCGAGCTAATATTCTTTATGCTATTGAAAATACTTCTGCTAATAGTGAAACTTATAAGAAGCTAATTGCTGAGAAATATATTAATGTATTCACTAGAGATTATATTGAAAAGTCTACTTATCGAGGGATTAATAAGAAAGATCTTCTTATTACTATTAATGTTACTAAATTCAAAGGTATCATTGAAAGATATGAAGGTGCTAGTTGTTTTAAATATAAATTAGTTCTAACTAATGAAATAGATAAAGTTGCTAGTAATGCTGTTCTTATGTATCAATTTGCTCCGAAAGTTTATTCGTTAAACTATTCGTCTTTGTTGAGTAAGTCGATTAACTCCCCCGTAAAGGAATATCAAATCGGATGTGCTCTTAGTCAACCTGATCAAGAACATTATGATAAATGTACTAATTACATTAATGATAGTGTTAATATATTCGGTGATTTTAGTAAGATAGAAGAATGTCGTGTAGGTAATCGTGAACTTAATTTATCTGCTGAGGCATGTCGTACTCTTGTTGCTGAATATAATGGTTGGCGTCCTGTTATGGATATGTCCGATATAATGGCTAAGCGTCTTGATGATCTTTATAATCCAATTGCTCTTGGTGAACGTGTTAATCAAGTTTATAACATTATGCGTGAAAGACGTAATCTTGTTACTGATAACATTGTTAAACTAGAGAAGATACTAGAGATCGTTAAGTCTAATTTAGGCAAAAAGATTCTTATAGTCTCAATGCGTGGAGAATTTGCTAGTAAAATTACTGACTACATCAATAGCAATGTTGAATGTACTGGTAAATCAGTTCCTACTAATGGAGAAATATTTGATACTAATATCAAGTTTCTTCAATACGACTATTGCGGTAATTACCATAATGATATGGAAGGTATTCCAGCTTATGATAAGTTTGGTAAACCTAAAGTTTATAAGAGTGGAAAGAAAATAGGTCAGCCTATTATAATGCAGGCTAAAGCACAGCGTTCACAAAATTTAACATTGTTCAACGATGACTGTATGCGAGTGCTATCGGCTAATAACTCGATAGATACTGATTTCAATGCTATCGTAGACCTTGTTATTTTCACTTCTCCGATGTGCTATTCTCTAAGAGATATAAAGTATCGGATACCGAACTTATCCTTTAGTACCGAACCTAATATTATATATAAGGTATATATTGTGAATTCAATCGAAGAAAAGAAACTTAATGAGACGAAAGGAGGAAAGAACTATGAAGTAATTAAAGATTGTGAAAACGATGATATAGCTATTGATTTTTAAAGTGATACTATTGTTATTCAAACAAAAAGTATTATCTTTGTAATGTAATAATAAAGCGAACCTTGAAATAATGGAAGAAGTAGAAAAAGAACGTAGTGTTCAAGTTTCTAGTAGAACTAATGAAATAGTTAGTCCTACTGTTAATAATCTCAATCTTTTAAATCCCGAAGAAAGAGGAAAACTTGAACTGTATCTTAAATCTATTATGGGAAGTGAAAAGTGCGGTATTAAATCAATGGCTGATGGTTTAGCTATATTTAGTAGAGCACAAGACTTAGGTTTACCTTTTACCAGTAGTATTGAACATATTAGTGCTATTAATGGTAAAACCGTAATAGATGTTCATCTAATCAAAGCATTGTTACTAAAGGCAGCTATAACATGGGAGTGTACAAAAGATTATATAGCTCAGTATGAATGTACTGATGGTAATAATGTTTATATTGATGGAAAGATACCCGATTACTGTAAGCGTTTTACCACTAAGAAAGAAGCTCTTAAATACACTGCTGAACAAGATGGCGATAGTATAGGTGTTTATCCTGTTAGATATTATCAAGACTATAAAGGAAACATTTATAAGGAGTATCAAATGAATGCTAGTTTTGGTATTTCAGTTAATGCTGAAAGTGCTGCTAAGATTCAAGCAGAAGGCAAAACTCCTGTGTTTCGTATAGCTCATATCCCAGTAGATTATGTCACCGAATATAAATTTACTAGAGTCATTGATAATCGTGTTATTGAAGCTACTAGTCATTTCAGTTACAGTGAAGCTGTTACTGCTGGACTTTTAGGTAAAGATACATATAGTAAATATGCTCGAATTCTAATAGGACATAGAGCTTTTACTTATGGTGCTAGAGACATTGCTGCTGATGCTCTTCTTGGATGTCAAGAAATGACAGAGGCGAAGATTATGAATAACATTCCGCTAGAAGAAGCGGACGTTATACCAATTTAATTACTGTTAGATGTCTTACTAATAGTGATTATAGATTTGAAATTAGACAAGATAAAAACCAATGAGCGTAATGCTCAATAATTAATTAATTATATAACTTTTAAAATTTTAAAATTATGGGACTTCAATTTGGAATGAAAGCAATTCAGAGTGGTAAAAGAATAGCAACTGGTAACAATGAACCGACATTGGTTGCTAACAGTACTAAAGCTCGTTTTACTATTGCAGGTATCGTAAGCCGTACTATGGGACTTGTTTCCGGTGATTATGTACAGTTTATCAGTAACATTCCGTCTATTGACATGGCTATTGCAGAACGTGATTCTGAAATCGTTGCATGGTGCGAAGAAAACGGTGTTGAACTTGGTACTGATGCAGCCCGTGCAGCTCTTATCAAAGAATTCGGTTCTTACGCTATTTGTAAAGGTGTTCCGATGTACGAGAAAGACGGCAAACGCAAAATGGTTGGTGTTCGTATGACTGACGAACAGAAGCAGGTATCTTTCGACATGAACAAAGCCGCTATTGCTCAGGCGGTTGGTAAAGATATTGACGAAGTTACTATCGAAGATTACAATCCGGTTACAGAAGGTTTCACAGGTGCTAAAGCAACTTCTACTTCTTCTCTTACTGGTATCGGTTTGCCTCTTGGTTTCTCCGACATCAATATGTGGAACGAACTGAAAGAAGATCTTGGTGATGCTGCCGAAGATTACAATCGTGTTTACAAAGTTAATCTTAACGAACCGATTGAATGTGAAGTTGAGAACGGTAAAGAAGGTGAAGGAAGTGTTACTGTTGTAACTGCTTATCCGTTCACTTTTGAATCTGACGAAGAACCAACTCGCAAGAACGTTAAGAAATAATCTACTTATTCTATTCGCTCGTTACATTATAAAAAGACTGCTAAGTGTAAAAACTTAGTAGTCTTTTTTATTGTTTGCAATTTTTCTTTTTATTATATTTGAACACTTTTGACAACATACTGCTAAGCCTGTACAACTTAGTAGTATTATTATTAATCTTTAAATAATTAATTTTATGAGTACTCAAAAAGAAACTGTTGAAGAAGTAAAAACTGGTGTTGAACAAGCTGCTAATGCAGGAACTCCTAAGAAACGTCGTAGAGGTATTAGTAATGATACTCGTTCTACTTCTCGTTTGAAGTTTTCTCACAAAGATGTCAGAGTTAATGGCGTATTCTTAGGTCATTTGAAAGTCTCTATGAAATGGGTAACTTTTGGTGAAGAAGCTAAAGGTTCTCCTTCTTTTATTGGTAAAGCTGTTCCTCAGCTAGTTATTGAATTTTCTTCTACTCACACTAAAGAATCGGATAAGCGTTATAATACTCACACTATCTTTGCTCGTGAGTCTAATGCAGATAATATTCCCGGTGGTGCTAAATACCGATTCATTGAGAATGATTTCCAAATGATCAAACATGTTCTTGATGTTATCGTTCTTAAAGGTCGTGAACTTACCGAAGCAGAAGAAGATGCTCTTGAACTCGGTTATGAAGATTTCGATGAAAACGGTGCTTATGAGCCGGTTGAAACAGATGAAGTTATTAAGGCTTGGGCTGTTCTTTTCGAGAACGTTGTTAACATGATTGAAACAGGTGGTAAAGACGGTAAGTCTGCTCTGCTTGATGACAAAGGTCAACCTCGTTTGTTCTGGGCTAAAATGTATCGCTATTACAAACAGAACGGTGAATGGGTTCCGGCTGCTTATGGAAGTAGTACTGAAGGAGACCTTGTATTCCCTACTTATGTTAAGGAAGGAATCTTTGAAGAAGCTTTCCTTGATGCAAACAAACAAGTAATTCCTTCTAAACGAGTTAAACTCGATGAAATTCGGGAGTCTATTATTCCGATGGAAAACGTTACTCGTAAGAAACCTAACATGGCAGGTGCTCCGTCTATTGGTAATATTCCTGTTGGTGGTGGTATTATTCCCGGTGCTCCTATGATGCCGGGTGCTCCTATGGCTGCTCCTTCTGCTCCTTCTCAATTTGATGGAGTATTCAATGGTGATGGCAATGGAGATGATCTTCCGTTCTAATCTAATTATTTAATCGTTAATAATTAATCCCTAGATACTTTGATTTCTAGGGATTTTTTATTATCTTTATGATACTAAAAATAAATTATTTATTATGGAATTGAAAGATATTATAAAAGACGATTGGAAAGTTATAGATGATTTTCCTCGTTATCTAATTAGTAATAGAGGTGAAGTATTTAGTATTACTTCTAATAAAGTTTTAAGAGTTGGCATAAATAAAGGATATGCCAAAGTAGTATTATGTAATAGTGCTACTGGAAACAATAAAACTATTGAAGTACATAGGTTAGTAGCTAAAGCCTTTGTTAATAATCCTAATCCTAATGAATTTGTTCAAGTAAATCATAAAGATGAAAACACTTTAAATAATAATGCTAATAATTTAGAATGGTGTACTGCTAAATATAATTCTAATTATGGAAATAGAAACAAAAAGTTAGCTAATTATTTTGCTCCGATTGTTCAAGTTGATTGTTTTAATAATAGACTTCGAATATTTAAAAACAATCAATGTGCTGCTAATTACTGTAATTGTTCACATAGCGCAATATCTAAATGTCGTACTGGTCGTAATAGTACTTGTGCAGGATATAAATGGAAATCTCCTACTTTTGTTGAAGCTGCTAAACTAAGAGAAGTTATACAAAAAGATGAAGATGTGTTATATATTAATTTATGAGAAGAGGAATAAAAAATAACTTATCTAAGACTTTTATATTGTCTAAAGTAAGTCAAGAACTAATATTTTCTAAATATACTGGTATTCCTATTGAAATAATAAATAAATGTGTAACTGAAAATTCTCTTATATGTTCTCCTTTTAGAAATGATAGACATCCTACTGTTGGTTTTGCTTATAATGATAAACATAAACTAAAAATTAGAGATTTTGCAGGATATGGAATGTGGGGTGATTGTTTTGATGTTGTTGCGTATGTTCTAAGTTTTACTACTGGTCGTCAAATCAATGTAAGTGTTAAAGCAGATTTTTATTATGTTCTCAAACATATTGCTTATACTTTCCGTAATATTATATATAACGGCGAAGTAGTTGAAGAAAATGAAGTACTGCTTAAAGAAACTATTACTCGTATTAAAAATAGTAAAGCTGTTATAGAACTAGTAATTAGAGAATGGAATGAAAATGACAAGAAGATATGGTCTAAATGGGGAATATCTTTGCATTGGCTAAATACTCATTTTGTTGTTCCTGTTGATCAAATGTATATTAATAGATTTTGTCAGCCCGAACCAAAATACAATTATCGTAGTAATGATCCTTGTTATGGTTATATTACTGGTCTTGATAGTAAAGGAATATATAATATCGAATGTTATTTTCCTTTGCGAGATAGAACTAAAGGAGACGTTAAGTTTATTACTAATCATAATGGCTTAGTAGGTCTTCTTAATCTTAATAAACCTAAGTATGATATAATCATTATTACTAAGTCATACAAAGATAATCTTGCTTTAGATAGTTGGCTGCATTCCTTTCCTTTACGGGGGAGGTTGTCAGATACCCTAATAGGAGTTATTAATGTTACTTCTGAAAGTTATGTTCTTAAACCATTTGAATATGAGTATCTCCAATCTAAACTTAATGATAATGGAATTATTATTAGTTTCTTCGATATGGATTTAACTGGTGTTCGTGGTGCTCGTCGTCTTAGAAAAGATTATGGTATTATTCCTATTCTTATTCCTAGAATTTACGATGCTAAAGACTTTTCAGAACTAATAGAGAAGTATTCAAAGGAAACAATTAATCGGTTTATAGAAGAAACCGAAAAACTATTCGATTATGAATGATGAAGAACTTATTATAGATTTAAATAAATCAAAAACTCTTGATAGGATAGTTGTAAATAGATATGGTCGTAATGAAGCTATTTACAGCTATCTTTATATGTACCCTCTTAGTGATGTGGAGGAACGTTTTATTGATGAGATTAAACGTAAACTTAAAGAAAATGATAATGCGAATACTCGTATTAAACTTGCAGATGGTATTATCATAAGCATTTCTGATATTAAAGTTTACGGTGAAGTTGATCTTAACGATGCTAGTGATTGTCAAGCAATTAAAGAATTGCTTTATAAAGAAATCTATGAATGTCATCGTATTCCTAAAGGATTCGATTATAAGAATAATACTTGTACATCTAAAGGAAACTTTATTCAATGGACAGAAACAACTGATTATATAAAAGCGTTTCAGTATTATCATTCTCGAATTGGTAAACCTAAGAAGATATTAATCGTAAGACTAAGTAAAGATGGCGCTAGACGGTCGTAATGCTTTCAGTTATAAACTAGATGCTAGCGATATCCGTATGATTGAACATAATACTAATAGTAAAGGTAGAGTTAATTATATGCAAGAACTTCTTTCTGAGATTGATCTACCTAATTATCGTTATCTTCAAACTATTCATTTTGGATATAAGTATAATATGGCTGCTCTTGTTTATCTTGGTTATGATAAGAAATTGCTTCAAAAAGTACATGAAGCTAATCTTGAATATGAAGTAACTAATCCTCCTATTATATATGATAAAACTAAGCCAAAGCCAGTTAAACTTAAACGTACTAAGGGAGAAGGTAAACGTTCTTGTGCCACCCCCGTAAGGAAAGGAGATAGTGATATTGTTCGTCTAATAAAGATAGAAGATAACACTGCTCTTAATGTTTCTCGTGAAACTGCTGTTGCTTTGTTTAATCAATTTAATGGTAAATATAGAATTGAAGAATTATGATTGATACTAAAGAAATTACTCTTTATAAGCGTAATGCCAAAGGACAACCAATCTTTTGGACTGCTAAAGTTATCGGAAGTAAGATACAACTTAATTTCGGTATTGTAGGTAAGCAAGGAACTACTTGTGATTATATTCCTCCTAGAGGTGTTGAGAAAGAATGGAAAACTATTGTTGCCGCTAAACGTAGAGAAGGCGGTATGGAATTATCAGAGGTTCATGATACAGCTCCTTATATTTTAAGAGTTAATCTTTATCCTTATCTTGATACTTATCTTCCTAAGTATAATACTACTAATGAAGGTTTTGTTCTTCCTCAGCTTGCTAAAATCTATGAATTTGATCGTGAAGAAAGATTCTTTGGTCAAACTAAAATAGATGGTGTTCGTGCTAATGTCTCTGCTTATATGACACAAGATGGAATGTTCTCTCAACCGAAACTAAGATTTCGTAGTAGAAAAGGTCTTGAATATAAATGTCCGAACTTAGAGACTTACTTGTTGCAAATGTTGCCAAAGCAAGTATTGCAGAAAATGTTAGACGAAGATTATGTTCTTGATGGAGAATTGTATATTCCGAATCAAGGACTTAATAATGTTCTTAGTGCCGCAGAGAATCTTACTAATCCTCTTAATCAACTTCTTCAATTTTGGTGCTATGATTTAGCTATTGAAGATATGCCTCAACATGCTAGATTGGAATTTCTTAATAAACACTTTAATCGTTATAAAGTTCCTAATTATGCTCGTTCTCAACTTCTTCTTAGTTATCATCTTAATAACAAATCTCGTTTTGTTCTTTGTAATAACTATGAGACCAGTAATGATGAGCAAATTATTCAATATCGCAATCTATTTGTTGAAGCCGGTTTTGAAGGAATTATTCTTCGTAATCCTAATTCTTTCTATCAATTTGGTAAGCGTAATACTGCAATGTTTAAGTGTAAACCAATTCTTGACGGAAAGTTTAGAATTATTGATATTGTTCCCGAAGGAGCTAAACGTCCAAAGTTCTCTAAGTTTATTCTTCAAAACGATATTAACGAAGAGACATTTGAATGTATGCCAGTAGGTGTTTCAGATATTCGTAAAATGTATCTTAGTAATCGTGAATCTTATATAGGTAAGATTGCTTTTGTTGAGTACCGTACTAGATCGGGAGTTAAACAAGTTCCTGCTCATGCTAATGTGATTAGAATTGAAATGTAATAACTATTAATATGATATACAATTATGAAGTAATAAGTAGTTCTAAATTAGATCGTTCTAAATCTTATATTGATTTTAAGAAACGACAGCTTTTTATTAAAGGTATTAGATTACCTACTCGAAAGTATTATATGTATCTTAGGAAACTAGATGTAATATCTAATCTTAATATAGTTTATATTGCTTTCGTTAAAGACAAAGTAAATTCTGCTTGTAGACTAATTACTCGTTCTGATTTCGGTTATTATAGAGTTGACTTCTCAGAAGTATTTAATGAATTTAATATTAAAACTGATATTAATGTTGAATTTAAACTCGAAGAATCAGACGACATGATAGAAGTCTATGAAATTATTATTTAAGGGTTGATTTAATTAAAGTTTGCTGCTCGGTATTTGTTGTGAAACAAGTATCGAGCTTTTTCTTGATGTGTGCTTACCCTCGTAAGAAGTAGGTATTGAATTAAGTGCTGTTATTAGTAGTGAAATAAATACTAACTCAAACGAAAATCTTACAGATAATAGTAGCACGAGTTTTCAGTATCTGCATTCCTTTACGGGGAAGTCGCACATAGAGCGCCATTCCTTCGCCTCTGTGCGATTTTATATAGCAAGCTGAACAACTATATTATTTTCGTATTGCGTTCAACAGAGAGGCTAGAATTGCGTCAATTCATAAATAAAATAATTAAGATTTTACTATGTGCTGAACTAATTATTGATTATATTAGTATAAACATTCATTAAATCATGGAACAGAATAGAAAAGATTATATTGTAATTAGACGTCCTGCTAACAATCTTGGCAAACCTATTTGTCCTATTTATCTTGTTATTAGTAGAGAACATCTTAGTAAATACGTTGATAAATATCTTGATGGTAAGATAAAACGTAATCCTAATCTCAGTGCTTTCGAAGATTTATTTAATCATATTGCAAGTCGTAGACGTAAATACAATTTTGTATCTGCTGCTAGACGTGCTCGTTATCTCAATACTAAAACTAATTATTACTAATGTCACAAGTACAAACTGTTAAAGTCTATGCCGAAATAAAAGGTTTTCCTAATTATAGTGTAGCTCCTGATGGAGAAGTATTCTCTATTAATAGAGGAAGACCTCTTAAATGGTATCGTGGTAAAGGTTGCGAAAGACCACATGTTACATTGTTTAATAATGGTGTAAGTTCTAAGCTATTCGTAGCTACTCTTGTTGCTAAAGCATTTGTTCCTAATCCTAAACCTAATGTATATAAATATGTTAGATATAAAGATGGTAATAGTGCTAATAATCATTGGTCTAATCTTGAATGGTGTCGTAATCAAACTGGAAGTAAATATGGAAAAAGCTAAGATATTCAAAAGTGTAGTTAAAGGAAGTAATTTCTTTACTCCTATTGTTGATAGTTATTATGCTGTTGGCAATCATATTGTAGAACTTAGTTGTTCTGAGAAAGGCAATTGGCGAGGACGTTATGATAAAATAATCAATGGTATAACCTTTAAAGGTAAATATGGTGTCACTGTTATTACTAATGAAGGAGATGGTTGGAAGCGTAGTACTGAATTAGATAAGCTGTGTGATTCTCGTGATGAAGCTATTAAATATATTAAATCATTAGATAAAAATGAAGTTTGATAATCCTTATAATATATTTCTTGATGATAAAGCTTTTGAATTAGGTACTCTTTATGATAATAATTATAAAGGAAGTTCTACTAAAAAAGGCAATAATCATAAAGTAATTGCTAAGAGACATAAACGTAATAAGAATAAGAAAACTCATAGAAATGCAAAACGGTGAAATAATTCCTGCTCTTATTGCTAGAATAAGACAGAACAATACAGATAATGTAATTATTCGTAGTAAATTATATAATCTATTGAATAATGTTACTAGTAAATTTAATGATGTTACTAAGGCTACCCCTCATATTGTAGACTTTCAAAATATGTCTAACGATAAAGTGCTAGAACATTATTATCTAAGTATTGGTGCTGAAAGTCTTTGGAATGCTCGTGAACTTATTATGAAAGCTATTAGAGAACAAAATAAATTAATTAACGAAGACTATAATGAAAAATTTAAAGATACTAGCAAAGAAGCTATTAAAGATAAAGGATAAAAAAGTAATTCCTAAATGTTCTAATTGTGAACGTTGGGGAACTATGGAATGTCCTAATAGTTTCTATTGTTATTCTACTAAAACAAAACCATTTTTTAAACCAAAACAAGATGAGTAATAATCTATTTGAAATTAGTTCTGAGTTGCAGGATATTATCTTGCAACTCGAAGAAGGTGAAGCAACTGATGAACTTATTGAGAAACTAAGAATCTCAGAAGATCATTTAAAGGAGAAGCTAGACAGTTACGTAAAAGTTATTAGACGTTATAGTAATGACGTTAATGAATGTAAGGCTGAGAAAGATCGAGTTAATCAGATTCAAAAGACTCGTAACAATACTGTTGAAAGACTTAAGAATCTAGTTCTTGATGCAGTTCTTATGTTCGGTACTACTAGTAAGTCTGGAAACAAAGTAATTGAAGCTCCTACTTATAAACTATTTAGTCGTAACGTTAATAGTTATAGTCCTAAAGATTTTTTTATTGCTGATATAATTAAAGAGTTCTATTATTGTATTGGCGAATATCTAGACGAAGTATCTACTCTTGATAGTCTTGATTTAGAGTTTCTAGCTCAAGTAATCTCTGCTCAATTAACTGCATATAAGATTGCTGATTTGGAAGCTGCTAATCAAAGTTTTGATAAAGACGAAATAGGTATCGAAGTATCTAAAGATGATCTTCTTGCTATTCCTGCTGAAATTACTATTAATATTTCTTTAAGCGATCTTGCTAAAGAAGAAAATCTTCCTCTCGTTAAATGGATTAATGAACATCCACATAAAGTAAATACTGTACACAAAGTTACTTCATCTCTTATTAAAACGAATCTTGATATGAATGCTAACTTACATATCTACGATATTGAAACAAAAACAAGTTTAACTATTAAATAAAGTATTATGCTAGAAGTAGAAGATTGGATTGAAGAACTTATTGAAAAGATTATGGATACTTATGGCTGTAATCGTCGTCAAGCAATGGAAGCAATAAAAGAATACATATATTAAATAACTTATTAAATAACTTATTATGAACTTTGATTATAGAAACACTGCTTATAAATATAAGACTGGTGGTATTCCGTGGAGAGGAAAGATTGGAATAGATATTTCCGATTGTACTACAATGAGCGAAGCTATTCAGAAAGCTAAACTTAATTATATAGTTGCTAAATGTCCTATTGCTGCACAGATGGAAGCTCTTCCTAATGGAGTTAATCGTGACGGTTCTCTTATTCCTAATATCGTTAATGGATATGAATTCGTTACTATTCCTACTGAATTCGCTACTTATCGTACTGATACTAATATTCCTCTTGGGAAAGTTAAAAGTCGCTACGAAGTAGTTCAAAACGAAGTAGCTTTTAACTTCTTTAATGATGCTATTGGAAAAGATGTTCAACTAGATAGAGCTGGATACTTTGGATATGGTCAGAAGATATTCTTATCAGCTAAGATAAATCAAGAAATGCAAATTGGTAATATCAAAGATAGTATCGATCATTACTTTGTATTTACTAATAGTCATGATGGAGGTTCTGCTGTCCAAATGATGATAACTCCTATTCGAGTTGCTTGTATGAATGCTCTACATTCTGCTCGATTAAGTGCTAATATGTATTTATCATTTAGACATAATCAAGGCGTTAATGCTAAAATACTAACTGTTCCCGAAATACTTGGTATTGCAGGTAAACGCGTTGAAGAAGAAAAAGAAATGTATGCTGTTATGTTTAATACTAAAGTATCAGATGCTGATGTTAAGAAATATCTATCAATGACTTTCCTTACGGGGGAGGAATTTGAGATTGTAGACGAGAACAACTTGTATGAACCGTTATTCAAGAAAGACTTCGTAACGTTTGAACAAGTCGGTCTTAGTAAACAAAAACTTGGTATTCTTTGTGACATTAATGAATATTATCATTCAGGTATTGCTCAAAGTCAAATTGCTGGTACTGCTTACGGTGCTTACAATGCCGTTACTGGATATTTCAGTAATGTAAAGCAATATAAGAATGAAGAAATTCGTTTAAAGAATACTGTATTTGAAGGTGATTTCAATACTGGTGTTAAAGCTCTTAATTATGCGCTTGATGCTGTTTGGAATTACTAGCCAAATGTTCTTCATACAGCTTCCGATGTTATTCATAGCATTGGAAGCTATTATGCAATTTATTATATTTAGTAGCAGAAGAACAGCTCCTAGTGAAACAACGTTATTAATGTTATTAACTATATTCTTGTTATACTATGTTCCAGTTATTAATATAATAATGTTTGTATGTAGTATTATCATGTTTATTAAATATATAAATGGTGAGATATGAAGAATAAAAAGAAAGTAAGAACTTGTGGTAATTGTATTAATTGTGTGAAAGTAAATCCTACTTGTATAAGTTATTCTAATTATAAATGTAATTGTCCATTTAATGATACATATTTCTTAGGTAGAACTAAACCATCTTATATGGTTGAATGTAAATATCATGAATTTAAAAATGATAATTATGAAAATAAACCTATATAAGTAAATCTACTAAAAATATAATAGATTTATTTTATGGTACAAAGATAGATAATAAATTATTAACTTTTTTAAAAGACAATGAGTAAATTAAGTAAAGCAATAGCTAATGCTATTATTGAGTTTAATGCTGGTTTATTAACGCAAGATGAACTTTTCGAGAAACTAGAACAAGATATTGATAATGTATCTGTTAAAGTATTTCGTGAAGATACTGGTATTCCATTACCTACTTATGGTAAAGAAGGAGATGCCTGTTGTGATGTCTATGCTAAGAGCATAGAATATGATGCAGACAAAGACAGAACTATTATTCATACAGGATTACATTTTGCTCTTCCTGATGAATATGAAATGGAACTTCGTCCTCGTAGTAGCAATACTAAAACAGATGTTTATATGCCCAATAATCCAGGTACTCTTGATTGGGGTTATAGAGGCGAACTTCTTGTTATTTTCAAGAATCGTACTAATATTCATTTAGCTCGTTGTATAGAAGATAGTCTTATGGCTATTCGTCAACTAAAACACGTTACTAATAGAATTGAAGAAGTAACAGACGATTGTATAAAAGAACTTGAACAAGTTATGAATGGTTTTCCTTATAAAGAAGGTGACCGTATTTGTCAACTTCTTGTTCGTCGCCGCGAACTTATCGAATGGGATGAAGTTGAATATCTTGAAGAACTTGGTACTACTGAACGTGGTGAAGGTGGATTTGGACATACTGGTAAATAACATATTAACTTAATTATCGTAATTAAATGAAAGCAATTGGAATTAAAATGGTTGAACTTCAACCAATGTTTAGTGGTGAAGCTCGTATAAAAGGTTATAAAGTACTTGAAAGTCTTGGTGATAATGAACTAGGTTATGAAGTTACTTATCTGGATGGATATAAAAGTTGGACACCAAAAGATATAGCTGATGCAGCTTATTATAAATTGTCAAAAGATAACGATGGTACTAAAGTTCTTAAAGAAGATGTTGAAAACTTTATTACCGATGTAGAAGTAATAACAATTGGTGAAAAGACTACTGTTGTTAATGCTCATACTCTTACTGGCTTTGATACAGTTCGTCATTCTTCTTGTGTTGACCCAAAGAATTACAGCGAAGAACTTGGCAAACAATATGCTATGGAAGAAGTTATTAATAGTCTTTGGGGACATCTTGGATTTGTTCTTCAATGGGCTAAGTATGGTCTTAATACCGAATCTAAAAAAGATAAATATCCTTCTCATGTTCAACGTATGATTGATGAGTATAAAGAACTTGATGATCGTATTAATAAACTTGCAAGTTTCATTAATACTAATTCTATTTTTGAAACTCTTCAAGATGAAGAACGAGAAGATATGAAAGCACAATTAATATGGATGCATAAATATATTAGCGTTCTTGCTAATAGACTTCGTAGACAAAATGTTGAACCAAGTAAATTATTGGACAAATGAAAAAGAACGAAAAGAAATTCATGAGAAACAGTATTCGTAAAGCTATTCGATTAGTTGCTAATCTTCCTGTTGCTAAGGCTTATAGTAAGCCTTACAAGAGACTAGTCGAACTAGGTTCGCAATATAGTAGTAAATAAGTAATAAACAATTTGTTATACATTATATGTAAGGAGTGCTAAAGATAGTACTCCTTATTTTTTTTTAAACTATACTTGGATCAATTATTTATACTAGTGTTGAAGTAGTAGTTATTGATAAGATGGAGATATGTTATGACCACCCCCGTAAAGGAATGGAACTAGTTATTAACTCCTCTCTTACGGGGGGTGGCACAAATTGTTTATAAAATTATTGATTATAGTTTTGGTATTATCGAATATATTATTATATTTTATAGGAATTCATTTTCTATTGATTATGTAAGGATTTTATGCAAGTCGTTGATAATTAAGTAGTTACATGACAGCTAATTTCATAGAAAACGGCAAAATCATTCAGTATATTATGCAAAATTTGCATGATTTTTATGTAAAGTTTGCATATTAATATGTATATTTGTGGTAAATATATTTTTAATTTAATGTATGGAAGAAATAAGTCTTATTGGTCGTCCTGTTCTTACTGTTCCTAATGTAAGAGTTGTTGCTAGTGATACTTTCTTCACTAATAGAGCTAAAGATGGAACTATTGTTGAAGTTGTTGGTAGAACATTTGGAACAGCTGCTAATATTCGTAGAAACGAATTTAATAAAAGAATAGTATATAGTCTTAGTAAAGCTAGTTGTAAAGTCTATTACTATATTTGTTTTAATCTTAATTATAATTATAATATAATTGAATTAAAGCATTTAAATATAGCAAAAGAAACTTCTTTAAGTATAAGAAGTGTACCAACAGCTATTGAAGAGTTATTAACAAAAGAAGTTATATTTAAAACATCTCGTACTAGTCTTTATGTAGTAAATCCTAAATGTATTACTAATTGTTCTGTTGCTGATTTTGAGAAAGCATATAATGATTTTAGTAATAAATATGATGTTAGATTTAATGATAATAATGAATTAATTTATACTAAGAAGTTATGAGAATATTTGGAACAGATTATATGAAACTAAAGATAGTTCGTAATAATACTCGTAAAGAAACTATTATTTGTCAGTCTTTAACTGATAGTTCAGTTGATTATGTATATGAATCTGAATTTAATAAAAGAAAATGGAGTTTAAACGATGATATAGAAGTATTAGTCGATAATAGAGATATTGAAATAGGAGGTGATCTTTCTTTGTCTTTACAAAGCTAAAATTATAAGAATAAATTTAGCCCGTACTACTTTCACAAGCAATACGGGCTTTTTCATGAGTTGTATTGTTATATTAATCTTCTTCGCCAGTAATCTTATTAGCAATGAATTGACCAAGACCACTAAACGGAGATTGACGTACTTTATAATAACTATTATTAGCACCTAGACGTTCATGTTTTCTAATCTGATTAACAACAGGAACTTGTTTAAGAAGATTAACTTTAAGTTTATTCTCTCCCGAATAAGTTCCGGATTGATATAGAAGATCATCAGCGTCACCAGTGAATATATAAGAACAACAAGCACCTAGAAGTTTAAGATTGTCATTAGCAATACTAAACGCTGCAACAGGTTGACTATATAGTTTCTGTCCTTCGTTCATCATACCCCACGGATTATATTGAATAGTTTCAGACATAAGTCTATCTGCACTATAAAGAACATAATCTGCTATTTGAGTAGATTCATCATCATCATCTAGCATTAGTTTACCGACTACAAATAAAGCAACTGCTTTAGTGATAGCAATCCATTCTCCTAGACATCTACGAAGATTAGCTTTATCATATTCGGGAAGAATATTATAATAAGTTACAAAGTTTCCAAAAAAGTCAACGTAGCCTTTAGCAAGTCCTTGAAGAGTACGAACAGCTTCTAGTTCATTGGAGTTATTTAATTCATAGTATTTCCTTACGGGGAAAGTTATAAACTCTGCTAATGATACATAACTACCTTTATTAATAGTTTCACGAGTTTCATTATAAACTCCATCAAAATGTCCAAGACGATAACCAAAACGTTTTTGGAATCCCGGAACAAGATGTTTGTGGAACTGCATTAACAAAGCTCCCCACCAAGATTGTTGAAGAGTATTAGCACCAATCTTATCATAGATGCCATGAATATGATGATTAACAGTTAGAACTTTATTACGGAAATCAGCAATATCGGCATTACTAAGAGGACTATCTTCTTTAAGTACTGCAACTCCATTACTTAACTTAAGTTGACTACGGAAAGTAGGAAGTTCGTCAAATTTAGAACGTTGTTCTTTACTATCTTCTTTATATTGTGCTACAAACTTATCTCGAACTTCTTTAGATTGAGTACGTAAGAAGTTAGTTATCATATCTTGTTTGAATCTATTGAATTGTTCTTTAACAGCAAACGATTCTTTAATCTTATTACGATATTCATTATAAGTATTAACAAGATCGGGATTAACTTCATTAAGAACTTTAATTAAAGAGTTTTCACGAAGATTCTGAGTAAACGTTTCATAAGATATTACAGCAGCTTTACCATTTTCATCAACAGAAACTCTATGAGAGTTTAACATTGCTAATAAAGTAGTATTCTGCATATAATGTTCACCAGCACTTTGTTGAATAAACAATAGATCTTCTAGTTTACCTAGAGGATTACTACCTTTACCATAAGTTTCAGTAGCCATATCAGATTCTAGAATATTGAATAGTCTAATGATAGCATTAGTTTCGCTTTTAGTAGTTTCACTATAAGCATCTGCAAAATAACTACCAATAGATAAAGCATACTCATTTTCAGCTTTACGGAAATCACTATATTTAAAGTATTGTCCGGCTGCCATTTCCATTTGAATCTGTGTCTTACCATAAAGAACGTTAGCAATACCACCAGTAAGATTTAACATCATAAACTTACTAGATACCATATTACGAAGAACACGAGATACTTTAGAACGAGTACCTTCATCTAGTTCAAACTCATTAAATATAAGTTTGCGAACTTGACTTTCAAAATGCTTAGTAATATTAGCATTCTCATTCTTAAAAGTACGAAGTTCTTCTTTACCTGTAATACGACTAAGAAGTCTATTACTAGATACTTCGTTATTAGGAGCACGTTTAATGAAATCCATATTACGAAGTTGATTAATAGTAATCTTAGCTAGACGAGAAGCATCATTACGAGAATTAAATAGATACATTTGATCTATAAAACTATTAAGTCTTTCAAGAACATTAGGATTATTTCTTTCCTTAGTTTCTTCCATTCTCTGTCTATGAAGTTCTCTATTAGCAGCTAATGTTTCTTCTACATATTTGATATAATCTTCTTTAGTTTCACCTTCTTGTTTATCACGAATAGGTAGAAGTTTAACTTGTGAAAGACTATGAAGCATTGGAGCATTACTAAATCTTTTATATAGATTAAGTTCTATATCAGACTTATTAGGTGCATCATACCAACCATGACTACGTTTAAAGTCTTGCCAGTAATCTTTAAAACCTTTATCTTCTTTTTCAATTGCTTGATTAGGAAGATAACCTTTATTGATATAAGCACGACTACGTTTGTCTTTAACTAAATAATCAAGTAAGTTAGTTACAGAAGAATACAATTGTTGCTGATAATTATTCATTGCATAATATTTATCATTAGTATAACGATCAGTACTAGGTTGAAGTTTATTATCAACGAACTTAGGATTAAGATATTGTTTTCTTACTTTAGTTTCTAACCATTTAGACTTAGGAGTATATTCCATATAACGAGCTTCATCTTTAACAACTCGTTGTCTCCATATCATTAATGGTTCGTATTCATTAGTAAGAGGATTAAATATATGATTCTCATTATACCATTTTTCAAAACCTTCTTTACCTAGTTGATTAGCTTTAACATACTCGTTTTCATAATAAGGAGTATTACGCCATTCAATACGTTCATTTATCCAAGCTTGGGCTTCACGATCTTTTTCAGCTATACGATTCTTAGCAGCTAAAAGCATTTGTTCTTCGTGCTTCTTAATATTCTCAACTTGAGTAGAATTAAAACGAGTACCATCTATAATACCATTCTTATCGTATTTACCTCTAGACATAGTTAAGATATATCCAGTAATAGGATTACCGCGTTTAGTTTGCTTATATATATCGTTAAGTTCTCGAATAAATTCGGGACTAAGACGATAATTAGTATTAGCATCTAACCAAGCAGCTGCTTCACGATAAGTCTCAGAATCACTAGGATATTGTAGATTAGCAATGGCTTGCTTATATCGTTCTTCAAATGCTTGTTTTGGCTTAGTCTCTTTATATTTAGTATTAAGCTGCTTCCTACGAGTAAAATAGTTATTAACTGCATTAGCTTCATGATAGTTTTCACGATAATTACCAAGTTCATCAATAGTAGATCGCATGTCTTGTATTTCAGAAAGAATTTCTTCAAGACGTGCAGCATTCTGTGGAGTAAGAGTACTATAATCATTATCAGTCATAGTACTAAGTATTTCTCCTTCTTCTTGCATTAACTTCTTTAATTTAATATAAGTCTTAGGATACTTATCTAATATCTTATTTAAATCAAAGTAGTCTTGATACATGTCTTTAACATATTGACGTTCTACATTATCAATTAAGAACTTTTCAAGAGCATCAGCAGCTTTCTTATATTCAATACCATTACGACCGTTTTCATCTTTAATCTGAGCAAGTTTAAGATTATCTTTAAGAGTTTGTAAAGTATCTAAGAATGTCTGATTATAAGGAAGTAATAAGTTTCCGTTTTCATCTAATATATCATTAAGAGATACATTAACTCCATTCTTATTTGCTTCTTCTATAATCTTAGATACTTCGGAAGTAAATGCAATCTTCTTATCACGAGCATCTATTTCAGCCTTACGAAGTTCTTGCATCATCTTCTTTAATACTATTTGCACAATAGGAATATGAGTTTCTTGACTATCGGCTAAATAATACTGGAAGAAATTTTCATCTTCAATAGCAGCAGTAATTTCTAACATTCCCGATTTGATACGAGGATCATTAGTAAGACTACTAATATAAGTATCGAAGTACATCTTAGTACTACGTTTAAGAGTATTATCTAAAGCACTAATACGAGTAAACTTGTCTTTAAGTTGTTTCAGTACTTCATTAGTTCTACGCATTCCATCTATCTCTTCTTGTGATTCAGCAACAGCCATTGCTTCATCTATATTATAAGGTTGAAGAGATTCAATTATAGAATAGTCACTAATGAAACGATTAATATCATCAAGAAACATTTCATAACGAGTACGAAGTGTTTCGTCTTTCAACATCATATCGAACAACTTCTTGTTAGTAATACTAATGTTTTCAAGAATCTTTCCATCTTTGTTTTCAATACGAACAAAATTATGAACGTCAAATAAGAAGTCATCAATACGACGATTAGTATAACCATTGATAATTTTAAGAGCTTGCTCTCTCATATTATCGTTAAGTTTACTAGCGTTATTAGCTCTAAGATCAAGAGTATTGAAAGAACGAAACGCATCAGTAAGAGCATCTTCTTGAACATTAGCATTATTACGTTCAATAGATTCAATTACTTTAGCTATATAATCGTTGATCTCTTTATCGTTATCAATAAGAGCAGATTCAAGAACATCTTCATTTTGGAATGCTTCTTCTGTCTGAACACGAAGTATATTATTGTTAGAGAACTTATCTAACAATTGGTTTTGTTTAACAACTTGTTCAAGTACAGCACGTCTAGGATAAATAAGTTTAAGCATTCCATTTTCATTAATCTCTTTATTAACAAGATAATCATGAGTTGTTCTAATACTCTTAGAAGTTACTCTACCTAAGTTAGTTACTACATAATTAGTTCCTTCTTTACTATAACGGAACATTCCTCCCGAACGTAAACCAGTATTATCTATTACAGATTGAAGAACAGGAACAAATGCAATACCATTAGTCTTAACATCTGATAGAGTTTGATTAATACTAGTTTTAAGTTGAGTATAATAAGGTGATTCAGAATTATCACTACGTTTAGTTCTAAGTTGAACTTCATTAGCTTCTAATTTAGCGTTAGCAATACGTTCACGTTCAGCAACTAAATCTGCATTATTACGATTAGAAATAGCAACACGAATATTCTCGAAGTTAGTATTAGGAACAACAACAGTGTAGTCTTTTATTCCTGCTTCTTCTAGTTGATTCATAGTATCTATAATAGTTTTATTATCAGAACTAGAGATAACATATTTATTAGCAGGTGATAAGTTAGATGATTCCTTTACGGGGGAAGTCAAAACTATTGCATTAAGAACATCGGCTATTCCTAAATTAGAACCTTCATTAGTTATACTAGGAATAATTAAGAACTTACGAGATTTACTATTAATACCTTTGCTTACTTGTGTAATGGCAGGAATAGAATTATAATAAAAATCTAGCGACTTGTTAATAGCATCAACAGGAAGAAAACGATTATTTTCGGGATTAATACTAACATCAGCAATCTCATTATCTTCTAATCTATTAAGAGGAATAAGATCAACAGTCGAACCTCGATTAATAACTTTAAATAAAGTAGATTCATTACTATTTTGATACATATTAGTTTTAATATAGCTTTTAGTAACTGGGTCTTTTTCATTACCAGTAACTATTCTTCTAAGTCTAGCTTCTTTAATACTAATAGTTGCTGCACCTAATTGATTAAAAGTAATTCTAGGAGAATTCTTATACTTCTTGTTTTCAAATGAATAAACATCTGGAAGATTAGGATTACTTCTAAAGAATATATCTTTTAATTCATCAATAGCTTTTCCTCTATCTAATGTATCATAAGAACTAGTTTCTTCAATTGTATTCTTTATAAGATTATCAATAGCTTTCTCAGAATCTAATATAATTCCAGTTCCAGTAGATAATCCATTATTAGAATCAATTCCATTATCTTCTGTATAAAGAAGTTCAGCAGGAATAATCTTACTAACACTACCTCCTTTAAAAGAATAACCTTCTACTGCAATACCATAACGAACTAAATCCATAGCTGTTAGTTTAACAAACGGATTATCACTATTCCAAGCATTACGAAACATTTGATACTGAGCTTCGGTAGATATAGTACTATCGATAATAGTTATTTGATCTTTACTATTACGACGACCACGATATTCAACATTAAGATTCTTAAATAGATTATTATCAGAAGTAACACTTTGCATAATAGCAACTTTATTAGCAGGTGATAATTTCATGAATCTTTCTACGTTAGCTTCTGATAAATCAGAAATATCAAACTTACCTACGATATCAACATAACCATATAATCTTGAACGAATATCTTCTTGACTAGAAAGAAGATTAAGATTATAACTAGGAATAAACTCATTAGTACTCTTAGTTATAAAACGATTAGTATTGACAAAAGTAGATTGAGCTTGTCCTAAGTTGACAATGAAGCTTTCTAATCTCTGAATAGTCTTTAATGAGTTAACATCAAATGCATTAACAAGAGATTTAAAAGCAGGAGTTTGAGTTTTAAATATACCACTATCTTGAATAATCATCTTAGTTGCTATACAACTATATTTAAGTTGATAATATAAAGAAGGATATGCAGATTCTGATTTATCACTATTTACTTCATTAATATCTCTAAATGAAGTTCTAGGATAAATAGCATTTATTAGATATGTTCCATAATCAGAAGTAAGAACAGGATTAGTAGATGTTTTACCAGAATTAAAGTTCTTATCTCTTACTTCTCGAATTCTTTTAAGAACTTGATCAATTTCATTAACTGATTTTCCAGCACCAAATTTATCGCTAGTAATAACTCTCATATTACTATTGACTTGATCAGTAATATTTTTATAATGTTCAAATACATTAAGAACTTTAAGTTGAGTAATTAAATCTTCAACGTTTTCGACTTTATCTATTCCATTCTTAAATGAATCATTAGAGTATTTCTTTAATACTTTAACTGGCATTCCTTTTAGAAGAAACTCATTCTCATCTATTCCAATTGATTCGAGATATTTTTTAAAACTATCTAGAGTATCTGTTTTCTTAGCAGTTCTTCCATTTGCTTTAGCTATTGCTATATATAAATCTCGACGAACAGTAGTAATAGGATTAAAACCTTGTTCTCCGAATACGTTATCATTAGCATTTTGTCTATTTATTAATTCAGTAACAATAGGCTGATTAATAAATCGAATAGAAGTTTCATAATTAGCACCACAGTTAACGATAGACTTATAAACATCAAACGTATATAAATCTACGTTAGGAACACCGCCTTCTTTAACACCATCGAGAATCAAAGCAGTAGTTTCAGAAGAATAAGGAGTAAGTAAACGATCATCAATATTAAGATTATCGTAACTCCATCCTAACATATTATGGTTAATAGTAATAGTATTACCTTCACGTTTAACATTTTTTTTACCAAATCGTTTATTTAATATAGTAAGTTTCTTCTTAGCTTCTGTTTCGTCAGCATAACTATAAGTAAATTTAAATCCACCGTATAAACTTTCAATAGTAGTCTTAGCTTTATTACTAATAGAAACAAAGTTATCGTGATTAACTGAAATAGCTTTAAGACGAGCACCAGACATATTAGCATCACGATACCAGTTCTGAGCGATAACAGAATTAATGTTACGATAAACTTCACTAAGATTACCAAAGATAATAGTCTTAGCATTTTTAATATCTTCAAAGTTACTAGAAGATAAGTTCTCACCAATAGATACTGGTAGATTCATTAT